TGGAAAGAATTAAATAGAAAAGAAAGAAACTCTGTATTGGATAGATACGGAAACTTAAATATACACCCATCAGCACTTAACGTTAACGAAGGTTACGGTAGATTAGGCGATGGATTGGGTGACGCTGTTGTTGAAGCTTTTGGTGAAAAAAGAGCTAGAAAATATATGTTCTCACTTGAGAACTTAGCTTGGAGAGATTCTGCACAGTTTAACGAATTACCACCTTGTGAAAAAGGTTCTAACGGTGGTAGAATTATGTGGTTCCCACCATATAACATAAGATTTACAGACGATACAACAACAAACTGGACAACACACCAATTCTTAGGTAGACCAGAGGCAATATATACATATAACAACACCGAAAGATCTGGAACATTATCTTGGGATATTGTTGTCGATCACCCAACAATAATGAACTTATTGGTGGATAAAGAATTTGCAGCTTTAACAGATGGTGAAGTTGATGAATTATTGGCGGCTTTCTGGGCTGGTTGTTTGGATTACGACATTTTTGAATTGGCTAGAATTTGGGGTGTATTTAGTGATAGTGATATTGAGTATTTTAAAAAGGTTATATCAGATTTAGATATTAGATTACCAAATGATAAAATTAGAAGTAAAGTTGAGTCATCAGGTAGTTTCCAACAAGAAGGTGTTAAAATTGAAACACCAAGGCTTCAGATAGTACCATTAACTAAATTTGATTTATTTTTCGAAAACGATATACCATTACCTAAAGATTCTTATAAAAACCCTCTAACACCTTTTAATGTGGCTGGGTATGATACATATTACAATATATACGCTAATTTAGCTAGAGGTAAAAATCTGAATCAAAATTCAGAGTTTCAAGAATTAGCTGTAGGTGGTAACTCTGGTTTAAGTGAATCTGGAAGAACGAATTGGATTAGATATGATTATACTATAGGTGAAAATGCACCAGCAGATAACCAACATTTCTTTACAAAAGATAGGGTAAAATATGATAAAGAATCATATGGGTATGAACAACAGTATGAAAGCATTGCTTTAGAATATTCAGCAGACAAATATGCTAGTGTTAAAGACTATAACCTAAGATTTGCAATGGTTGCGCATGCATCACCTTCAGCACCTGGTAGCAATGATGCAGCACTAAAAGAGTATAACAATAAATTAGCGTCAAGAAGATTTGTTTCAGTTACAAAATGGTTAATACTTAATGTACTGAAATCTCCTGGTGATAATGGTGAAATTAAATGTTATACATTAGGTAACCAAGAAATAAAATCAGTAGAGGATGTTGATAAATTACATGGTGATTTAGAAATATCTAAATCAATTACAATATTAAGGGGTGACCTTAATTCAAGACAAGAAATTAGTTTTAATATTGTTTCAAGAGGCCAAGATATTAATGATTTATTTCAAAAAAATCCAGAATCAACCACCCCAGTTGATGTTATTCGGGATAGGAATCAGTATACTAGTTTATTCGGTAGACCACTTACAGGAGCAACCTCTGGTGTTGAGTATTTTCCTATAAGTTATGGTGCTAATGAAACTTATTATATGGTTAAAACATATGATGAGTTTAATAAACTTATAGTAGCTGGGTCACCTGATGAAACTACTTTTATACCTTCTGTACCAAAAGGTATTACAACACCAATAAAAAGTAAATATATTGGTACTTGTGTAGCTATACTAAGCAATGGAAAGCGACCAGAGACCAGAGAAGCGGACGTTATTTGTGGTAGCTTGTCCCCAATTGCATCATTTGCGAGAAGGGTTGAGATTGAAGCAAAGTTAATACCGAAGGAAATCCCATTGGAAAGAAAAAATCCGCCAGGTGAAACACCACCATTATATGTTGAAGAGCAGGTCCCAACAACCAATGTAACAAAAAGAGAGATTGCACAAAGAATACTTAATAAATTATTAACAGAATGTGATTATTTTGAATATTTGTCAAAAGAGTCACCAATTATTTTTGATAGTTTAAAACAAAAATTAAAATATTTTAGCCCAGCATTCCATGCAATGACACCTGAAGGGTTAAACGCTAGATTAACCTTTTTACAGCAATGTATGAGACCTGGTGATACAATCACTAAGGACGTTGGTGTTTCTGGCTGTGACGCTAAGAATACAGCGTTTGGTAGACCACCTGTATCTGTTTTAAGAATCGGAGATTTTTACCACACAAAAATCATCATTAATAGTTTAAATATTAGTTATGATCCATTATTATGGGATTTAAACCCTGAAGGTATTGGTGTACAACCAATGCTAGCAAAAGTTAATATTTCATTTAAATATATTGGTGGACAAGGTTTAAGAAGATACGTTGATCAATTACAGAATGCATTAACATTTAACTATTACGGTAACACAGATGTTTACGATGAAAGAACATTTGCTAATACAGATAGAAGAGAAAGGGACTTAATAAATCTTGAACAAGATTTCTTTGCTGAAAATTCGTTGGATTTAATACCAATCGTTGCGGCAGCTGAGTTAATAACACCTTCAACAGAAGGTTTACCAATACCTTATGGTACTATTGGGGTTATTAGTGAGAGATTGTTACCAAAATTGGCTGGTGGTACGTATTACCATAATTTAACTGGTGCAGCAACATTTGACCTAACAAAAGAGTACATAGCGGAAACATGTGTTACATACCAAGGTCAATACTATGTTAGAAAAAACGTAAAATACCCGATAGCAGATGGTTTATATACTAAAACATTACCAACAGACACAGCAACTTGGACAGCAATAGACCACTCTAATTTTGGTGAATTTGCATTTAGACAAGAATACGGTAGATTATACTTACAAAGATATGATATACAATATTATGACCTATTTAGTGAGTTGTATTATAGCTTTGGTGATTATGTAAATAATTTTGCTAATTACATAGGTAAAACCGAAGACAAAACAATTGGTAAATATAAGGTAATTAATAACGTATTAAAAAATAAAAACTATAAAAAACCTTTATCAACTACTGGTACAACCATTAGTGAAATAATCGGTAATATATCTGGTACAACATTACCAAACACAAATCTTAGTGGTTTAACTTATTCCGAAATTTTTAACACCGTTGCTAATGAAAGAAGATATATTGGACTTGGTGATGTGTTTAAATATCACCCATTCTTTTTAAGTAAAAATAATAATAAAGAAGAACCTTTTGAGGCTTTAAAATTAAATTTACATCCACAAGAGTACATGTTTAAAATTGGTGACGGTAAAGGTTTACCTTATAATTTCACAGCTTTAACAGGTGCAACTAATAACGGTAGAAGTAGCAAATATTTCCAAGGTAACTTTACAAACGGTTATACAAACAATGTAGATGGTAATTCTGAAACTGGTGGTATTTTCTTTAGAGACACAAACGGTATAAAAATATATAAGGATATTGAATCTAATTTTGTCAATGAGTTTAGAACAAAAATTGCGACAAACACGTTAGGTTTTTGGTTTGATACAACAGATAATTTAAAAGGGTTTAAAAACTTTTATAAAAATCTGGAAACTAGTCACATAAAAGATTTTACTAGTTATATTGATACACAATTTGTTTCATTCTATTCTAAGAGAGATTCTGACACCGATTCAACAATAACAGCGTTAAACGATTCAATCGCAAGAATGTCGGTTATATTGGCTGGTTTATCGTTACCATTGTATGGTTACGATGCAACGCTTTCAGAAGGTAGGGCTAAATTATACGAAGTAATACCTAACGCTAAAAAATTAAGCACACCAGTTACTGGTAGTACCATGTTTGGTTACAACCCATACGAAAAATACAAAAAACTATCGATAGATGGTGGTGAATTAATTAGTTTAAGTGATGTTTATGGTATTTTAACTGAAGCGAACGGTATTCAAACAAGTGGTTTCACAATAAATAAATACGCATCACTTGGTAACGGTATGTATTTCTTTAAACAACTTAAAAACAATTTAAATAACACAACATCTGATAGTGTTATTAAAGAGTATGTAAGAAATATGACCTATATTAGTAAAGTGTTTGGTTATACCACTGTTGGTGATTTACCAAATCAATATGATTTTGATAATTTCTTACCAACGAATAATAATTTAACAGCGTCAATTTCAACAGCAAACACCTTTAAATTTGGTCAAATAAATCCAGCGGTAAGCGGAAACCCAACAGACGAGAATTTCTCACTTAACCCTTATGAGTATGGTACTAGCTCAAGCGCTAGATCTTTGGAAACAACATCATACGCATTGGTTAGTAGAGATAGTAGTAATATTGTAAATAATACAGCAAATAATGTTTACCAACAAGGTGAGTATCAAATGAAATACACGTTTGAAAAAATTAATTATGAGTTGTTAGATTTTAGTAATAAAACTTTAGAGTTTATGTTATCAGATGAGTCTGAAACTAAAAACAATGATATTGATTTAGTTTATACACCAAACTATGAGCTTGATTTACAAATTAATAGTTTAACTGGTGTAACTTTAAACCCAACGGGTTCAACAAGTGGTGTAACAACCTCAGATGTTTTATTTTACTACGGTTTAAATAAGAAAACCAATTCACAAAATAGCTTTATAAAAGATATAAATTATTATTTATTTAACGAAAATAACCCTAATTTAACAGGGACTACATTAAATACACAATTAAAAAATCTTAATACTTTAATGATGTATGATTATACCATAACAGAGGAATACGTAAATTCACTACCAGATCAGCAAAAGTTTAAATTAAACGGATTTGTCAGTGGATCTACAAGCGGTACAACAACTGGTATAACATATGGTGAAACCGTAAAAATGTCAGCAATGCAAGATGTTTTATTTATAGAATTTTTATATAACTTATATGTGAGTAAATCAGTTCATATTGAAGCTATTATGGCTAAAATAGAAAAAACTGGTATCAACCCACCAGCAAGTATTAAGAATAACCCAATAAGGGTTGATAAATACAAAAAAGACCAAACGGTTAAAATTAAAAAATCAATTGAGGGGGCGTTCAAACTTATTGAAACTTTTGTTAAAAAATACGACTCTGATTTGGCTGATGTGCTTAGCTATACATCAAACCTGAATGATAACACCATAAAAAATATAAATAAAAATATTTTTGGTGTTAATAATTCAGCTAAAGTATTAGACAAATTTGAAATAAAAAATAAGTTAATTAAGGGTAATTTTGACGATTATACGGTTACATTCAGGGAGACAAGTAAACTAGACAGTACGATCATTAAAAACTTAAAACTCTTTACAAAATATAAAAATGAACCTATTATTAATATATGTTCAACAAACGAGGCTGAATCGATTAAAGTAAACACCGAAACACAATTGGCAATGCTTTACCCAGAGCTTTATAATTAATTATTGATATGGCTAGATATTTTAATAGATATAAAACGTTAGATAGTGATTCAAAGCACATATCCCCACCGTTTATTAAATTGATTGAAAAAACAACCGATTTATTCACTGTTTATAATACGGGTAAAAGTAGGTTGGATAAAATTAGTCAACAATATTATTCTGCACCATATTATGGTTGGTTAATTTTAATGGCGAACCCAGATGTGGCACCTAGTGAATGGGAAATACCCGACAACACAACACTTAGAATACCTTACCCTTTGCAAGATACTTTAAAGGAATATGAAACAAAATTAAAAAACAGGGTAGAATATTATGGCTAATACGTATGATGAAAAAATACTATCCAGTTTTGGTAAAAGATCAACTGAAGCAAATAGTTCCATACCTAATGGGATTTTTGTAGTTGACCCAAATAAGGTAATTAATAGCGATAACAATATTATTCCTAGATATGTTAAACAGGAAGATCTTGTAATGTACGCAAATCTTACCGCTCGTTTAAACCCTGACAGCGCTATTGTAAATAATGGTGATGGGGAAAAATCTAAAATTATTACTATTGGTCAAATAGGGGTTAATTTTATGAACCCTTTAGAAAGAGCTGTAAAAAATAATGATGGTACTATAGATTTTTCTAAAAAAAGAAATAAGGGTGTTTTTACAACAGACTGGAGTGATTTTTTTACAACAAATAGTGATCAGGAAGGTTTCTTTGACCCAGAAACATTTGGTATAACAAGCATTGACGTTTCTCATAACGCATCGATGACACCTATCATAAAAATAGAATTCGTTGACGTACAGGGTAGAACATTGCTTGAGAGAGGTAATGACCCAACAAACCCATATAATATTTTTTATAGGTTCCCGTATCCTTTATTTAGTTTAACGATAAAAGGTTATTACGGTAAAGGTATTGAATATCCTTTGTCAATGACAAAAACGTCAACAACTTTTGACTCATCAACGGGTAATTACATAATTAGAGCTGAATTCTTATCAAGAACGTTTTCAATATACAATAACTTTTTAATGGTATATGCTTACTTAGCACCTTACATGTATCAAATTGGTGATGCAAATAGTGGTGATTATCTCGGTAAAAGATTATTAAAAGGGTTGTACCAAAAACAAAACAAAAAATATGAAAAAAAATATGGTGTAACAGCCAAATTTGTTGATGGTAATTGGGTTGTAACTGGACCAAATGAAAAAAGTATAAATGAGTTTAAAAAACACCAATTTGTAAAATACCCATCAATATTAGATATGATTAGAACAAGTAGTGTTCTAAATAAAAATGAATTGGCTTATGCGAATGAATTAAATGAAACAAATAAAGATAGGGGGGTAGCTTTAGAAGTATACGCTAAATTAGAAGAAAAATTTGATCAGGCAATAAGAAAAGAAATACCAGTGTGGGGAAAAAAATTAGTACAAGATAAAAGAAACACTGGTGATTATTACCTTAATGAAAATCTTTTGTCTAGGTTAAATAATGGATCCGTTGCCAATCTATCTAACCAAACAATGGCTAATGAGACTGGCGCCAATAAAATTGATCCGTATCTTTTAATAAGAGAGTATTCTGAAACAGTCACTATAGAGCTGGAAAAGTTTTCGGGTAGCGATTATAAAACATCTGAAGGTGTAAACGTTAATTTAAAACAAAATATTATTAATGATATTAAGTTAGAGTTGACAGCAGCTAAAGGTTTTAAAAACGAAACTTCATATATACAAAAACTAAATAGCAGTAATTTAAAAACTATTTTTAATGATGATTTAATACTGTTTAATAACACTTCATTGAGGGATAGTGACAGCCTTAAAAATGTGTATTTTAGTGAGGTGTTTTTTAAAAAGATACATAAAATTATAATTAAAAATCTTATTAATTTTTTTGAAAAAGCAGATTCTGTTACTGAAGATCAGTTATTTTTTAATTTAAAAGAAAAAATAGGTTTTGTACCTAATATTGACAATGTTATTCGTATTTTAATGAATAACATGCAAGTATTCTTAACATTATTAAATCTATCGGCATTAAACTCATTTAGGCAAATTAAAGATGATGATAGTAGGGAAAAAATGCAATCACTTTTTGGTGAGTATGAAATCGATATTGATAACCCAGACATAAAAAAATTCTACCCATTCCCAAATTATTTTCAAAAAGAATTGGATATTGAAAGTAATACATACGTTTTTAAAAAAACATACCCTGGGAATAAAAATACAAAACATTGGTTTGAGGTTCAGTTTACCGAGGAAATTTTTCGTGCACTAACAAGAATGAAAACTGTGTATGGTGGTGAGAATATTAACAATATCGACCCATACGATAACCAAACACAAATATACTATGAAAATTTAAGAAATCAAACGGTTTTAACCGCTAGTAATCAAATTAAAGGGTTGATATCATCGTTATTGGTCATAAACAATCTTAACCCTTACGATACACAACAAACCCCAATCGAAACAGTTTATGAGTTTGTTGATAAATTGATGTTATTTTCTGGTTTTGCAAATACTGAAACAGAGAAAATAAACCCAAAATTAATTGACATGTTGGCCACACATGAATTTTCAATGTTAGAGGATTCGGTTAGAAATGCTGATAAAACAAGTCTTAGTGTTTTTTATACCAATATAAATAATAAAATAAAAACAGCTGCTGGTACAACAGAAACATATTACGATGCTTTTGCAAGAACAATGGCGGGTAGCGATACAAATTCAACTGGACTTGTTAATAACATTAATAACGTAATTGTACAAATAACACAATTATTGAATAAGCAATATACTATTACTGAGTTAAATATGACCAAACAAAAAATAGAGGGGTACATTAATAGCGCAACGAATTTAGAAACGTTTAAAACATTATATGATTATGACCCTTTAGAATATAAGAGTCGTAAAAACCCCAACACACCAGAAAGATTACATGCTGTGTTTTTTAACGGTTTAAACATGCATGATCAGATTGAAGGTAATGACCCTAACCTAAGTACACTGGCGGCAGAAATTAAAGCTAATTATACTAAACCAACTAAAAATACAAGTGGTTATCTTCAATCATTTGATGTGGATGTGGAATCATACCCATTAGATTTTAAAATAGACAATAAAGTTTCGACCAATAAAGAAAATTCAAACGCTTTAGCTATATCAGTTAAAACTGATGCAATAAATCCAGGTCTCATACCTAATAAAAAAATTAAAGATCAAACTAAATATAGTAAAATATTAATATAAAAGATGCCATCATATAATCAAAATTTTTTAGATAAAAGATATATATCAAATACTGATATTGACATAAACGCTATGATGAGTAGTGTTACAGGGGAAACTATTGATGGAACTTTTTTAACACTCAGAAAAGAATTAGAAGATACTAACGCATACCCAAATACTATGCTAGATGCTGGTGTGAATAATCACGCTATTTTTGCACAAAACATGGTTAAAGAAACAACCACTGGTAAATTTTTTAAAAGCGGCCAAATGTTTTTAAATACCATCAAATGTGAATCAAATTTTGGTTCTTTTGGTTTTTTGGATACATCTTTCCTAAGAACAGCTTTTAAAACAACACAAGGATTAGTTGAATTACCAATACACACAATATTAAAAATTGGTGGTATATATGATTTTTATTATTATAATGATTACGAAAAAGATACTAAAATTGATCTTGACATTGTAAATGGTTTAAAAACAAATAACGGTTATGATTTATTCGATGACCCTATTGTAAAGAACAAACATTACGGTACCTATGTGTTTGATGATAAAAACCTTATTTTAGCGACAGCACCATTTGTAAAACCAATTACCCCAAGGCATATTGATGACTCGATTGGTAATGGTAGTGATTCTTTTAGTAAAACTAATATTAGTAAAAACTATAAAGAAAAATATTACGATTATAATTATGGTCTTGAATTATCTTTAAATAATAATATTTCATCACACATGCCATTTAGTGGTTACGGTGTATTGAATAATTATATGAATTCGATGTCCCATTTCTTTTTTGGGGAAGGTCTTGATGGTGGTACTGACATAACTGACACGAGAAATAATAACGGTATACCTTATCATATTATAGGTAATTTTAAAGGTAACCTAAAAACTTTTAAAACTTATAACGACACTCAAATTAATTTTTTAGCGTCATACAACAATTACGGAACCAAAATTCAACATGACCTTAACGGTTTAAAAGCAGCGTTAGATACATTAACAAAAACAATAACCCTTGACACTAATTTTGTTTTTTCAAAATCACCTAAAAAAACTGAGTTTTTTTTAATGCTGTCAAAAATTAAAGCTAATTATCTTGGTGGGTACATCGCAACAGATTATCTATACACAGTAATAAAAGATTTATGTACCGTTAATAATTTAAAAGCAAAATCTAATGACGTTCCTTTATCCGATTTTGCCGCATTATTAATACATTTACTTTTTTACCCAGATGGTGCTGAAAAAGATTCTAGAAGACCTAACAAAACAGTTAGGGTATTATCTTTATATGATGTGGACCCAAATTCATTCACGAATGTTGTGGAATATGAAACAAATACTCTTTACACAACTATAGATTTTTTGTTATTTATATTAGGAGAAACCCAGGAAAAACAACACGAACAAGTTTCAAAGTTATTATTATCCTTATGGACAAAAGAATTTAACACAGAAAAGGGTTCTAGGTTATCACCATTAGATAAACAAGGTACATATGTTGTTTACCCAAGCTGCGGTGGTGAGATTAATATTAAAGAATTATTTTCAAATAAAAATCATACCTATCATAAAACAAATAATGTATCAACATTTATAGAAACACCTGATTTAAGTAACTCTTATGTTACAGGTTTAACAACATCATCATTTACTAATACTGATACGGATGGTAAATATTATGATAATATAAGCAATGATACATTAAGTGCTTTAAATTTTGATTACAAAACTTTTTATGGTAACTTACCAAACAACATTTCAATTAATAACCCATTTACTGAGTTTTTAAATTTAAAAGGTTTAGTTAGCACGCTTAAATATTCGCAAAAGAATACGGTACCAAAATCAATACCAGATAACGATAATTTCTTTTTGAGTAGATATAACCAGTCTTTATACGGTCTTGGTTTAATAACCACAAATATAACAAACCCAATGGTAACGTCAAATCTTGATAGATATGATGACTTGTATATTATTGCAAATACAACAGATCCATCTGGAGTTAAAGAATTATATTTTGACAACAGAACGCTTATTAATAACACATCCAAATTATTTTGGTTTGACCAAACAAGAAATGTTTTCCCGTATACTGAGATTTATAGATCGCAAAATGGTGAACATTTAAAAGATATTAAAGTTGTTGATAACCGTGAGGTGGCACAATATGGCTATGGTGATAACGTAAAACAGTTATATGAATGGGGTGATCCATTAGATGCTGAGTCTAACCTTTGGATTTACGACTACTCAAAATTTGAAAAGGATAGAACCTTTTATTTCGATGGTTATAAGTCTGACATTGACATATATATTGATATATTTGGTGTTGATAAATTAGAAGATTTTAGGGCTTTATTTAAAAATTTTGTTGATAAGGACACAAAAAATTATTTTACAGAAGCATTTAATACATTTAATTTTCAGTCGTTAATTAAACACACAAATATTTTTGGTTATACACATTTACCAGATAGCGTTACATTAGATAGGGTATACACAAAAGAAGAAATATCAGCTTTTTTATGCGGTTATTCTGGTGATTTTATTGAGTTTGCATCCAAAAACGATGTATCTAAAATAATAAACTACGCTTTAACAATTGGTCAAGAAAATAAGGCTAAAATTGTTATTGATGAGTTTATGAACGCAAAAATAACAATCAATAACTATTCAACAACAGGGCCTTTATATGTAGATAATACTGGTGATAACCCAGAAGGTCTTAGGTTAAATTCTAACATATTTAACCCGATAATAATGTATGCTAGTGAAACAAGAACAGCTGATAGTATTATTAGTAAACTTGACTATAGGTTATTATTTAGAACATTATTATTTGGTGACCAACCAATTAGCCCGTATGATGTAAAAACAATACCAGATAATTTTAACACTTTGGTTGATAAATATCTGGATGTTTGGCGATTAAGAGTTGTTAACCCAGAACTTCGTAAAACATTATTACCTGAATTAACAAGATTATTCTTTAGTACATTAAATATTGAAATTACCGAAGGTAATTTCAAATTATTATTAACATATTTAAAAAGTTATATAAATAATTTTGGGATTCTAAGTGGGGGTAAATATACAACAGGCGTTATTTTTTTAGCAAATAGGAATGCAACAATATTCCCATCAGCTGAAGGTGCGGTTGATAAAGAATTTGATTATACTATTGACGATTTTATTATAACAAATAAAGTTATAGGTGGTGTTTTAACAAAAGTTGGAGAGGTTAAATATGAATTTAATACCATTGACGATCTTAAACCAGTTGATAAACTTAAAGAATTTATTGATTACACCAATAAAAATATTTTAACAAAACAAATAGAAGCGTTTAACACGGGTTTAAAGAAATTTTCAGAACTAACAAAATCAAAAATTGATGGAGTTAGTACGTTAAAAGATTCTAATTCTGTTGATGAGTATGAAGAAGATTTAGACAAGGGTGAGATTGAAAGAAGAACAGGTACCTACTATAGGATTAAAACCTTATATGATAGAAGTGTTTCGTTTAACAATATAGATCTAAACGATAGTAGATTAATTAAAAAAAGAAGTAAAGATTTAGCAACCATAAATGTAAGCGATATATTAAATCATCCATTATTCTTCAATTTTAATATTGAGACTGATGATACTGATTATGAAAATTGTATTGATAAAAAATTAAGCGCTGACAAAAGTCTTATTGATGGTAAATTAAAAGATCTTTATGATTATGCATCGGTTCTTGATAGAGGTAATAATGATTACGGTACTAAGGTATTAGCAAATATTGATGCACTTAAAAAGGTTATTGCCGATGATTTAACAAACGTTACACAAGTTGAAAACACATTAAGGTCAAAATCAATGTGGTCCGTTTTATCTACTTTAGCAAGTGACCATGAGTTTCTGTTATTACCTTTAACATCTTATGTTAACTTAAACGGTGCTGTTAAAAACAGTAAAGACCCATTTGAAGTGGCCCATGATATGTTTGGTGTTTTTAACAATCTTGAAATGTTTGATTCAAACCCAGCATTTATATTCCAATTAGGTTCATTAACATCAAATGTTTCTGCGGGTAATAAACAAAAGAAAAATAGTTTATCTGAATTTGATTTAAGTAACACCTTTTGTATGGACATAGAAACAACCCAACTGGGTCCAGACGGTAGAGGTAAAATTTTAGATGAGGGTATACCAAATGACATCGTAAACTCAAATGTTTCGTCATTCATTGTTGATTTTGGAAATAAGAACCAAAATATGTTCCAGAACATCCAATTATCAACGGATGAATTTGCTAATACAGAAGAAAGTATATATACTCAAGTTAGTTTAACATCAAGTGATAATATAACTCAGTTATCAAGCGGTAAATTATTTACCGCAATGGAAAACAGATCTTATTCTTGTACCGTTACAAGTTTAGGTAATGCTGGTATACAACCATTAACATATTTTTATGTTAAAAATGTACCGTTATTTTACGGAAGTTATTGGATTACAAATGTAAGCCATAAAATAACACCTAATAATATGACAACAACGTTTAAAGGTGTTAGACAACCAATATCAAAAAAACCAACGGCAAACACCTCTATATTACAACAATTACTTAAAACTGCACAAGCTAATGCTGAAGCTGCTGGTTATATTGATCCTAATAGTAGATTACAAGTACCAACAAGTGGACAAGTTTACGCATATAACAATAGAGAAACCAACGGTACTGATAATGAATATGGTATATTTTCACAAGCAACAACAGCAAATCCTGGCCTTTATGTAAACTATAGCGGTTTATGGGTAACAGCTGCCTATCTACGTTTAATGACAAATGGTGATCAGAATAATAAGTTATTAATAAAAGCTTTAATTGCGTACCTATATAATAACGCTTACACATTATCTGGTAGTTCAGATCCAGCAACAGCAATTAAATATTTTATGGACATTGTTTTATATGATATGTCTGTTAAATTAGGAGTTGATACATCATTATATAATTTATTAAGCGAATACTCAACAGTCAACACAGCATATGAAGAAATACTATCTGAATTCGCAAAAACAACTTTAGAGGGGGGTGATAACAACGTTTTTAAATATTTAGAACACGACCAACCATTAACAGGTATTAAAACAACATTAATTACAACAGCAGCTGGTGGTGTTATAGCCGAAGATGCAACTGCCACAATAACTGGAATAACCATAACATACCCTTCTGATATCGAAATACCAAGTACACATTCTAATGAAAGTAAAAATGATTTTATCGGTTCGGCATATTGGGTTTCAGATAAACCAGCAAATAATTTTACTGAATTACAAGGTTTTAGTAGATATCGTTTAACAAATGATGTGTTTAAAACAAAGGGTTCAGTACCGAGTAAAATAAACCCTTCCTTGTTAAATTTATTAAAAAATAACCCTGGTGATCAATTTGTTGATTTTGACGCAGCATCAATTACTGGTATTAAAACTGATCAAAAATATTTTGCTGTTGTTAAATATTTAAATAGTGCCACAAATAGGTATGAAGCTATTGATGCGCAGTACAATGGGGTTTCTGGTTATCAAATAATTAAAAGCCCTGTTAATAATAGTAGATCATATTATGGTAATAATCCATTGCAGGGTAGTGATGGTACTTACTTTAAGTCAGGTGTTCAACCTTCAACTATACCTACTAATTCTGGTACTATAAAAGAGAGGTATTCAACATTTTATGTGGGAAATAATGGTGTAAAACCACAAATAATAGTTAATGGTTTAAAATTCCAAAACACCACTGAAATGATTGTTGAGGTTTATACCCCTTATGTCACAACAGATGGTTATCCTATAGTAACAACAGATAGAGATAATATTGGGGTTATTAACAATCTTGGTATCTATAAAAAAATTGGCACCTATAATAATTATAAAACTGGTTATCTGGATAATAATGATAGTGTACCTGTTGTACTTGGTTTTGGGACAGCAACTGGGACAACACAAAGTCAAAATACTAATGGTAAACTTAAGTATCTCACAACATATGGTGACCCTTTTATACCAACTGGTGAATTATCTGGCTCCACACAATATCAAGCGGATGTATTGGGTGCTATTAGTAACGGTAACTCATACATTAGCTTTATAGCCATAGGTCTTGAGGATCAGATAAAATCAAAAATAGTTTTAGAAAGAACTGTAAGGAGTTACATTAATAAAGATGTTTTGGGTACTAAAGAGTTTCCAAAAGCTTATACGATACTTGATAAAGATATTACTAGTAAAGAAATTTATATACCACCAACTAAAAAATTATCAAACGGTAAAAAAACAAAGGTAAGTGGATGGGTTGATCCTTTAAAATCTATTACCATTGGTTCTGGTTACGGTAATAGGGTTCTTAATGGTGAACCAGATTTCCATAGAGGTATTGATTTATCCACACCAGTTGGTACTCCAGTGTTCTCAGTTTTACCTGGTAAAGTGGTATATGTCGGTGACTCAACTGGTTATGGACAGGTAGTTATAATTTCACACCAAGATAAAGGTATATCAACGTTATATGGCCACGTTTCATCAATTAATACAAGCGCTGGTGCCACTGTTAGTGCTGGTGATATTATAGCTAAAAGTGGTAATATAGGTAAAAGTACTGGTCCTCACTTACATCTTGAAATTCGTAAAGTTGTTGCGACTAATAAGGATTCTTATTTTGCAATTAATAAAGATGGTGATGAAGACCCAGAATCTTATTTAAGTTTTAACAGTGCATCCCCTGATGTAAAAACAGTAACACCTGCTGAAACTGAGGCTAATAAAATTGAAATTAAAAATTACCTAAAGGGTAAAGGTTTTTCTAAAATTGAGGTAGCAGCTGTTTTAGGTAATATACATAAAGAAACTGGTGGTACATTTAACCCATATTCCACAAACCCAAAAGATGAAAATGGTTTTGCATCTTTAGGTTTAATACAATGGAACGCAAAATATATTGGTGGTGGAATAAAAGATACTGAAGAAGCTTTTAAAATTATCGGATTAACCGTAGCTGCACAGATGATTTATATGACTGAAGGTGCTTGGAAAAACAATACAGATAGATTCCGTGATGCGTATAAAAATAAATTGTCAACTATTGATACGTCAGGTGCAAAAGTTACAAAGAGAGGTAAAGAGGGTGATAAAGTTGCAAATTTAAAACCAGAAGAATTAAACGCTTATTTAGCAGCATTTCTTTTTGCTAATATTGTTGAGGTTTGTGCTGGATGTAATGATAAAAAAGGTGACAACCTGAGTGAACAGTTTAAAAATTATCATATTGGTGCTAAAGCTGAACAATTTGAAGTATGGGTAAGAAGCGAAACAGCGGTTGATTATCTTAAACAAATGAATAACTCAAGTGATAAGTTAAAATGGTAAAATAAGGTAATTAGAATAAGTTTGGTGTAATACCAACTTTTATTAAAATATCAGATATTTATAGTAAATAAAAGCGTATGAGCAATTTTAATAGTAAATTAGACCAATTTTTAGGTAAAAAAATTGAAGAGGCACAAATCGGTGAAGAAGTTTGTGATATTAAAACTGGTGTTTGTTATGTAAAAACAAAAGACGGTTTAATTGAAAGAACATTGATTGAGAAGAAATTAATGATGGAAGATGGTAGAGAATTACTAAGAGAAGAATCACCAATAAGTCACAGTCGTAAAACATATTTAAGATGAACAAAAATTTAGATAAAGTATTATCCGAAGAGGTAAAAAGATTTAATAGCATTATGGCTTACCAAGAAAAATTGGGTGAAGGTCATCATTATAAATTCTATGAAGCTGAGGGCGATGCCCCAACTGAAGAAGATCCAGCTACAGATGCTGGTGTTGATACCGCTGTTCCAGATGCTGAGTTAGGTGTAGAGGCACCTGCTACAGACGTTGGTGTTGATACAGCTGTTCCAGATGCTGAAATGGGTATTGAACCAGGTATGGAAGCAGCTCCTGTTACCCCAGAAGGTGGTGAGATGATTCCAGATGCCGCAGCTGAAGGTGACACCGAAATTGATGTGACTGATTTAGTTAATACAAGCAAGGAATTAGCTGGCAAAACAGATAGTATCATGCAAAAAATTGTTGATTCTAGTTCTAAAATTGAGGCTATAATTAATAAAGTTAGTGGTGTTGAACAGGGTTTACAAAAAATGGACTCAGTTATCCAACAAATGAACGCTTTAACAAAACAAGTTGAGTTGATGAGACCACCAACCGAAGAGGAAAGAAGAAAAGCTTTGGCTAAAGATTCTTACCCTTTTAGTGTTACACAAGATGAGTATATGGGTGGAAACTCAGCAAAAACACAAACTGATCTTGAAAATAGACCAGATAAATTATCTATGATGGACAACCTTATGAACAATTATAATGAAATGGACATTAAAAATAGTTTCTATAATTCTAATAATAACGAAAAACCTGTAAGCAATTATTAATATGAATAATATACAACAAGAATTAATTACACAAAAACTAACTGTCGGTGATCCAGCAATTGGTTTTGTAAATACAGCTGACTATACAATAGAATATTACGGTTTTATAACATTAGGTAATACAAACGATACAATAGTTGCAACAATTAACGGTGTTGATGACATAACGTTCTCAATGATGGGTATGATTGAAATACCATTACAGTCTTTAGAGGTTACAGCGGTAAACGCAAGTCTGAATGAAACTACTAGTGTTTACAGAGGTTTATTAGTGTTTGGTATCAAAAAGTACAAGTCAATTTTCTAATATTTTAAAAATATTTCCCCAGAAGTTTGTTTTTTGGGTTTTTTGTTCTTAATATTGTACCATAAAATTTATATATTTATGATTGACTACAAAAAAATCGATTGGTCCAAGGCCGCAACAGACACTCTGGCCGACTATGAAAAAGCAAAGTCGAAAACAACACAGACTACCCAATCTAGTTCTGTCGACTTAACAAAGTATTTCACAATTGCACTTGATGAGGGTGCACAAAGTGGTGAAAAATCAGTTAGGATTCTTCCTAACCAAGACGATCCTACCAAATGGTACAAAGTTGGTTATTTCCACAACCTAAAAATTGGTAAGAGATGGACAAAACTTTATGATCCATCACAAGATGGTGACGAATCTCCTTTGAATGAGATGTACAAATTCTTAATGAAGAGTGCGGACAAAGAAGACAAGAAATTGGCCATCAACTACAAATCACGCCAGTTCTTTATTGTTCGTGTTATCGAACGTGGTAAAGAGCATGAAGGTGTAAAATTCTGGAGATTCCCAGCAGTACAAGACGGTTCAGGTATTATGGACAAAATTGCACCACTTGTTAAAAAATACGGTGCATTCTGGAACCCATTCGAAGGTTTCGACATTACAATCTCTATGCTTAGAGATAAATCAAAAGACAGCAAAGTTGGTTTTACTAAAGTTGCATCTATCATCCCTGATAGAGAGTCTAAATTGTCTGAGGACGAAAACCAATCAGTTGAGTGGTTAAGCAATCCAATGGCATGGACTGATGTCTTCAAGAAAAAATCTGTTGAATATTTAAACATTGTTGCGGAAGGTAGTGAACCAATGTGGGATGCTGAGCAAAAATGCTTTATCGCTAAAGTTGAAGATGGTGTTAGTACCTACACAGGAACTTCAGCACCAACACCTAAAGCTAAGTATGAGACACCAGCACCAGTTGCTATGTCTGAAGAAGATACTGATATTGATGGTGGTGTTGAAGAAGAAGAAGAAAGCGCACCAGCGGGTCAGTTAAAGATTGACGATTTACCATTCTAAAAATAAAACTTATAAACATGGACATTAACATGGACATTATGTCCAAGTACTTGTCCATGTTTTTTTTTAAACATTAAATATTATATGGCAGTAAAGAAAAAAGAATTTTCTTTTGATGATCTCAAAAAGAAAATGAGTACGACAACTAAATACAAATCAGACTTATTTCTGAGTTGTGGTGAAGCCTTTTTAGAGGCATCTGGCGTTCCAGGTCCGTGTATGGGTCACATTAACATGTTACTTGGTCATACCAACACTGGTAAAACAAGTGCATTAATTGCAGCGTCAGTTGATGCCCAAAGAAAGGGTATCTTACCAGTTTATTTGGTAACTGAAAAGAAATGGAGTTTTGAACACTGCCAACTTATGGGTTTGGATTGTTCAAGAAACGAAGAGACTGGTGAATGGGATGGATTTTTCCTTTACCGTGACGATTTCAATTACATTGAACAAGTTACAGATTACATCAATGAGGTTTTAGACATGCAAGCAAAAGGTGATTTACCTTATGATGTTTGTTTCTTCTGGGATTCAGTTGGTTCAGTACCATGTAAAATGACATGGGAAGGTAAAGGTGGTAAACAACATACCGCAGGTGCGTTGGCTGAAAAGATTAATATGGGTATTAACCAAAGAATCAATAACAGCCGTAAAGAAACATCACCATACTTAAACGGTTTTGTTGTATGTAACTTACCATGGGTAAGACTTCCAGATTCACCAATGGGTCAACCTAAGATGAAACCAAAAGGTGGTGAGGCTATTTACCAGGCAGCTACATTAGTTTTCCGTTTTGGTAATGAAGCTGATGGTGGTATCAACAAAATTGATGCAACAAGTAAAGGTAGAAAAATTAACTTTGCAACAAGAACCAAAGTTACTGTAGACAAAAACCATATCAATGGTCTTGGTTACGCTGACTCAAAAATTATTGTTACACCACACGGATTCATCACAGATGACAAACGTGATAATAAAGTAGCGTTAGACTTGTACAAAAAAGAAACTTTTGAGTACTGGGCTAGTAAAATAGATGATGCTAACTTTGAGTTAGAGGAATACGAGGTTAACCAAAAAATCTCTTATTCCGATGAAGATTAATAAACCCATAAGGCGTAATAAAGTTAATACTACTATTAACTCATTACTTATAGATGGTGAATATTTACTAAAACAAGGGTTTCATGGTACCAAGCAACTTCAAGGAAAAGAAGGTAGCGTTGGTACCATATTCCATTTTATTAATACCATTAAGAGGTTCTATCAAGATTACGCAGTTACAAAAGTTGTTGTGTTTTGGGAAGGTAAAGGTTCTAAAGAATATAGACAAGGTTACTACCCATACTACAAGCAAAACCGTGATAATAAAGTAACGATTGATGAAAAACACGATTTGGACCGACAAAGAATCCGAATCAAACAATACCTAGAGGAATTATCAATTAGACAGGTTGAAATTGATGGATGTGAAGCTGATGACGGTATAGCATACTATTCAATGAACTCAGTTAATGAGAGTAAGATTGTTTACACAAATGATCGTGATTTACTACAATTATTGGATGAAAATACAAAAGTGTGTTTGACAATAAAAGGTGCTAAGGTTATGATCAATATGGATAATTTTGACACCTATTTTGATTACCATTATTCAAATGTTGGTATCATTAAAATGATTGCTGGGGATACAAGTGATAATATATCTGGTTTACAAAATATTGCTGAAAAAACAGTATTAAAATATTTTCCAGAAATAAAAAAACAAACCGTTAACCAGGATTGGGTTATTGATAGAACAAAAGAACTATTAATTGAAAAACCGAATGATAAAACGTTAAACACGATTATTAACGGTGAAACTAAATGGGGTACATACGGAACTGATTATTTTTCGGTAATGAATAAAATAATCAACCTCAAAGAACCATATGTTACTGAAGAGTTAAAGGAAGCTATTAGTGAAATGGTTAACGAAACTTTATCACCTGAAGGACGTGGCGGTATTAAAAAAATCATGGAAATGATGAAAGAAGATGAATTATTAAACTTTTTACCAAGAAATGATGACTCATTCTTTGTTTTCTGGAGTTCTTTTATTACTATTATAAAAAAAGAAGAAAATGCATACAATACAAAAAACAAATAACATGGAAGAAAAAAGAGAACAACGTAAATTTGAATTTACACTTTATCTAAACGACAACATTATCGTACAAAGATTCTTTAACATTATCGGTTTTAATAACAAAGCGATAAACTCAATGAACTTTAAATATGCAGTTGACGAAAACGTTGAGTTAATTAAAAGTGTCCTAAAAGACAGAGCATTAGACTTCATGACTGAACACCAAAGATATTTTTTGGAAACACCAGGCTACGAACAAAATACCTCTAAAGACATGATGAGAATTGTGGTTAAACACGATGGTAATGTAATTGCCTACAGAGAGTGGGATGCGACAATTTATCCTGTAAAGGTTAGATACACAGTTGATGTTCGTCAACACATCTATGAATTGATTACACGTATTCAAAAATGTTTATGTACCCCAACAAGGGAGTTAGATACAGAATACCTTGGGTACAATTTACAGTTACAAGCACAAACACAAGTACAAGCACAATAAAAATAAAATTAAATGGCCAATATAATAAGCAGCTTTGAAGATTTAGGCAAAGACTTTCAATTACAATTAATTAATGAAATAGTTACAGACCACAAATTTGGTGAATCAATAATTGATATTATTGAACCAAAGTATTTTCCGTCTGAGGCTTTCCAAAAGATTGCTCACATAATTAAGAATTACCATAAAGAACATGATGTGTTATTAAATTTCCCATCATTAAGACTTGAGGTTAAAAACGAAATTCCTGTTGAGCATGAAGCGTTTAGAACGCAATTAGATGATACTATCAACGATATAGAAGATTGTAAAGTTGGTAATTTAAATACACAGAATAATGCTAAAAAATTCTGTAAATTACAGTCAATACGTACTGCTGTAAATGAGATAAAAACAAAATTAGACCGTGGTGTTATTTCAGACTACGATGAAATCGAAAAAAAGATTAAGGATGCTATTACCTTTAAGGAAGAACAAGATCCTATTTTAGTATTTGATAACATAGACAAGGTATTATCAGAAGATTATAGAGATCCAATACCAACAGGTATTCATGGTATTGATAGTTGCACAAAAGGTGGGCTATCAAAAGGTGAGGTTGGTTTAGTTATTGCACCACTTGGTGTTGGTAAAACGACTTTCTTAACAAAAGTCGCTAGTAGCGCATTTCTTAGCGGTAAAACTGTGTTACAAATATTTTTTGAAGATAAAGAAGAAGCTGTGCAAAGAAAACACTTTTCAGCTTTAACTGCTATACCTCTTAGTGAGTTATCTGATAATAAATCTTTAATACAAAGTAAGATTAAACTGATTAAAGATGAACACAAAAATAATTTGTATTTACAGAAATTACCAGCCGATGGTGTTACGATAAATAAAATCAAAAACATAATCAAAAAAATCAATTCTAAGGGCACTAAAGTAGACATACTCGTCTTAGACTACATCGACTGCCTTTCTATGGAGAAAGAGCACTCAAATTCAGAGGAGTGGTCAAATGAGGGTAAGATCATGCGTGCATTTGAAAGTATGGTAGACGAGATGAATGTTGCTGGTTGGACCGCAACCCAGGGTAACAGAAGCTCAACGAGTGTTGAGGTTGTTAAAACTGAAAACATGGGTGGTAACCTTAAAAAGGCGCAGATTGCTCACTTTATTATGAGTATCGGTAAAACCCTTGAACAAAAAGATCAAAAGGTTGCAACAATATCAATCCTTAAAAACCGTATGGGTGATGATGGTATGATATTTAAAGATTGTTTATTTGACAACTCAAGAATTTTAATTGACACAAATGATATGTTAACTGAAAAAGGTTTTGAGACCCAAAAACAACAGCAAAGCGTTGAAAGTAGAAGAAAATATCTTGAAGGGTTGAAAAAAGATAAAGAAGAAACGACAGAAATTAGTGCAGATTTAGGATAATAATTGTATCTTTGCCCATATTTATTTAAACAAGAAAAATTAAAGATCAATAAAAAATTATGCAAGAAAAAATTTTACAGGAAAATCCAAATAGGTTTGTTATTTTCCCCATCGAACACAACGACATTTGGGAGTTCTATAAGCAACATCAGGCCGCATTTTGGACGGCAGAAGAAATTGACCTATCTAACGATATTAGGGATTGGCAAAACTTAACGGATAATGAAAGGTATTTTGTTAAAAACATTTTATCATTCTTTGCCTCATCGGATGGTATTGTAAATGAAAACCTTGCTGAGAATTTTTTAAAGGAAGTGCAATACCCAGAAGCCAAGTTTTTTTACGGGATTCAGATTGCCATGGAAAACATCCACAGCCTTATGTATTCTTTGTTAATTGATACTTACATATCAAACGCACAAGAAAAACTAGAAAGTTTCAGGGCATTGGAACATTTACCAGCGGTACAGAAAAAAGCTAAGTGGGCTTTTAATTGGATTGAAAGCGCTTCTTTTCAAGAAAGACTAGTTGCATTTGCAGCAGTAGAGGGTATTTTCTTTTCAGGATCCTTTTGTTCAATTTTTTGGTTAAAATCAAGAGGTTTAATGCAGGGTTTATGTAACGCAAATACGCTTATTTTTAAAGATGAAAATTTACATTGTGATTTCGCAATACACCTAATCAACAATCACATTGAAAATAAACCATCAGAAGCTAGAATCAGAGAGATTTTATTATCTGCTTTGGAAATAGAAAAAGAATTTATCACAGAGTCATTACCAGTGTCACTTATTGGTATGAACTCAAACTTAATGAAACAATATTTAGAGTTTGTTACAGATGGTTTGTTGGTTAAATTTGGGTGCAAAAAAGAGTTCAATGTTGAACAACCTTTTAAATTCATGGAACAAATTGCTGTAGAGACAAAAGGTAACTTTTTTGAGTCAAGAACAGTAGAGTATCAGAAAGCTAAATTGAATGAGAAGCTTAGCTTTACTGAAGATTTTTAAATTAAACTAAACAAATAAAAAAAATAAAATGATCATACAAAAACGTAATGATGAGCAAACTGCGTTTAATCCGTCAAAAATTTTGACTAGGATTAAGAAAGCCGCTAAAGGGTTAAAGGTTAGTTCAGACGAAATTTTTATAAAAGGAATTACCTCATTACCAAATGAGGGTGTTATAACAACAAAAGAAATTGATAAGTTGTTGGCTGAAATAGCGGCATCATATACTGGTAGTCATTACGATTACAGTAAATTGGCCGCACATATCGCCATATCATCTTATCACAAAGAAACAAACCCAAGCTTTACCGAAACAATGAAATTGTTAGCTGAGGATAGTATCATCAATGAAGATTTAATAAAAATGATTGAAGAGTATGGTGCTGATGAAATAGATGCGGCTATCGATCATGAAAGAGATTTTCAGTTTGACTATTTTGCTTGGAGATCTTTACATGAGATGTATTTAACAAAAACATCACAGGGTAAACAAATTGAAAGACCACAACACATGTATATGCGTGTAGCTTTATGGGTGACTAAATCGTTTGAAGAGGCAGTTGAGTACTACGAAGCATTATCTAATCAATTCATTTCACCCGCAACACCAATCATGATTAATTCAGGTACCAAAATTCCTCAATTAGCATCGTGTGTATTGCATTACAATAACGATGACTCAAGAAACGGTCTTTTAGATAGTTTGAGAGACATCTCAGTTTATTCTGCTGATGCAGCTGGTATTGGTTTATGTATGTCAAATATCCGTAGTAAAGAAAGTAGAATTAAAACATCTGGTGGATTTGCTGGTGGGTTATTAAAATACCTTAAAATCGTAAACGAATCACTTCGTTTCTTTAATCAACAAGGTCGTAGGCCAGGAAGTGCTGCAATTTATATTGAACCATGGCACAAAGATATTTTTGACTTACTTGAACTTAAAAAGAATACTGGCGCTGAAGAATTAAGAGCAAGAGATTTGTTCACAGCGTTGTGGATCCCAGATAATTTCATGAGAGCGGTCCAGGATGATACTGATTGGTATTTATTCTGCCCAAATGACATCGTTAAGAACGGTTTAAAACCACTTCAGGAGTGTTTTGGGGATGAATATGAGGATAACTATAACAAAGCTGTAGAAATGGGCTTAGGAAAGAAAATAAAGGCTCAGGAAATCTGGATTAAAGTTATTGAATCGCAAGTTGAAAGTGGTGTACCTTACCTTTGTTCAAAAGACAATGCTAATAGAAAAACCAATCACCAAAATATTGGTGTTATTAAACAATCAAATCTTTGTAACGAGATTTACCAGTTTACGGACGAAAAGACAACAGCTATTTGTACATTATCATCTGTAGTTGTTAAAAACTATGTTAAAAACAAAACATTTGATTTTGACCGACTTTATGTTGAGGTTAAAAAAATTGTTAGAGCACTTAACAAAGTTGTTGACATTAACTCATACTCGACCGAAAAAGGTAAAAAAGGTGGCTTAGACCAAAGAGCAATTGCTATTGGTGTGCAAGGACTTGCCGATGTATTCTTTTTAATGGATTATGTATTTACATCTGAAGAGGCTAAAACCCTTAATAAAAAAATATTCGAAACAATTTACTTTGCTGCTATCACTGAAAGTAATGAGTTGTGTAAAATTGGTGAATACAAACCTTACAAACATTTTAAAGGTTCTCCAATGTCAAAAGGTATATTCCAATTTGATATGTGGGGTATTGATCAAAGTGAATTGATGTGGGATTGGGACTCTTTAAAAGAAAATGTTAAAACTTACGGTGTTTGTAACTCATTATTCACGGCACAAATGCCAGTGGCATCTTCGGCTAAAATTACTGGTTCATATGAGATGACCGAAGTTATACCATCTAATTTATTCAACAGAAGAGTTGTTGGTGGTGAGTTTTTAATCGCTAATAAATATTTAATTGAAGATTTTGAAGATTTGGGTATTTGGTCAGAAACATTTAAAAACGAAATAATTATGAACGAAGGGTCTATCCAAAATATTAATTTTAATAAATTTTTGGATACAACTGACAAACATTATGAGAAAAAAATTAAAAGAATTGAACATTTAATTCAAAAATATAGAATAATTTGGGAAGTTTCACAGAAAGAATTGATTGATATGGCGGCTGACAGAGCACCTTTCATTGACCAATCTCAGTCTATGAACGTTTATTTCCAGAATCCAACTGTACAGAAATTGTCATCTAGTCACTTCTGGGCTTGGAAACGTGGTCTTAAATCACTTTGTTACTATGTTAGAACAAAAGCTATCTCAACAGGCGCAAAACACTTGGCAATTAGCATTACCAGTGCTGAAACACCAACCGCTGTAATCACACCTAAACCAGAACCAATGCAAGTTCAGGAATCGGTTAAACCAGAAAACAGTCAATTTGATTGTTTTGGGTGTAGCGCTTAATTAACCTTACTTATCAAACTGGCAAGATAAATCCCACCTAACTAGTGGGATTTTTTTATTTACAAAAAATAAATTATTACGATATTTATTTATAAAAGAATATGGCAATTAAAAAACAAACATTTGGTATTGATTTCCCGTTTACTGAATCAAGTAGTGGAGATTATGTTGGTTTGACCAGTATACCAGAAGCTGAAGTAAAATCTATGCTAATACATCTTCTTTTAACTAAAAGGGGTTCCAGATATTATTTACCAGATTTTGGTACAAATTTATATCAGTATATATTCGAACCATTAGATGAAACAACCCTTGGTAAAATTGAAAATGAAATACAGGATGCTGTTGAAAAATACATACCAAACCTAAAATTAAACGCCATCAATATTACAAAAGTTGGGGATGAGGCTGAGTTTTTAAATAATACAGAAAAAGAACACCAAATTAGAATAAATTTAGATTACACAATAAGCTCCAAGACATTCTCAACGAGCGATAAATTATCAATAACAGTATAAAATGGCAAATAGACAAATAAATTATAGTAAAAGAGATTTTGCTTCCTTAAAAACGGAGCAAATAAACTATATTAAACAGTATTACCCTGAAGTTGTACAAAGTTTTAATGACGCATCGATATTATCGGTGTTCTTAGATTTAAATGCCGCTATTGCGGATAACTTAAACTATCAGATCGATAGAGCCTTACAGGAGACTGTTTTAGACTATGCACAGGAAAAACAATCATTGTATAACATAGCTAAGACTTATGGCCTTAAATTGCCCACAAAATCGTCTGCTGTGGCTGTTGTTGAGTTTACAGCTCAGGTACCTGTTTTTGGTGATCAAGAAGATATTAGATACCTACCTATTATTAAATCTGGTACGCAAGTATCAAATGGTGAAAATACATATGAGTTATTGTATGATGTTGATTTTACCTCAGCAACAAATAGTTCAGGTAATGTTGATAGAACAAAAAGACCTATTTTTATTAATAACAAAATTGCAAGTTATTCAATAACAAAAACTGGTATTATCATAGCTGGTACAACAAAGGTATTTAATCAAACTTTTGTTAATTCAATACCTTTTTATAAAATAATTTTACCAGAAAATAATGTTTTATCGGTTGAATCAGTGATTCATAAAGCTGGTACAACATTTACAGCAACGCCAACTGACAGCGAGTTTATTAACAGCCCAAATAGATGGTATGAGGTACCTTCATTAGCTGAAGACAGTGTTTTTGTTGAAGACACAAACTCCCCTAGAGTAAATGGTATTGCTAAAGGTATTTATCAAAAAATAGATAAAAGATATATAACCGAATTTACACCAAAAGGGTTTTGTTCAGTAACATTTGGTGCACAAACAGATTCATCTTTTGATATTTTAGATGATTTCTTAGACGGTGGTACATTTAACCTTAAAAGTTTTTTGAGAAACGGTAGTTTAGGTATGGCACCGATAGCAAATACAACATTGTTTGTTAAATATAGAATTGGTGGTGGTGTTGGTACAAACGCTGGCCCTGGTACTATAACAACAATCAATAGATTGGTTGCAAATATAAATGGCCCAGATTCAGCGATTAATTCAACAGTACAATCTTCGGTAGTGGTAACAAATACAACCCCAGCTGTCGGTGGATCAGATGAACCGACTATTGAGGAGTTAAGAAACTATATCGGATATAACTTTGCAGCTCAAAATAGGGCTGTAACATTAAACGATTATAAAGTTTTATTACTAAGTATGCCAAGTAAGTTTGGTGCACCAGCAAAAACAAGTATAACACAAAAACAAAACAAAATTGAAATAGGTGTTTTATCATATGACGCAAATGGTGATATATCAAACACTGTTACATCTTTATTGATGGAAAATATCGCGGCATACTTATCAAAATTTAGAATGATAAATGATTATGTTGTTGTTAAACCAGCTGAAATAGTTGATTTAGGGTTCGAAATTGGTGTATTGGTTGAAAACGGCCAACAAATATCCGCAGTATCAAACATAACAACAATTGTTAGTAATGAATTTTTGGATGCTAAAAAACAATTGGGTAAGAGTTATAGTGTTGGTGAGATGATTAAAAAAATGACACAGGTTGATGGTGTTTTAAATATAAATTATGTTAAAGCATTTAATAAAACAGGTGTTGGTTACTCAACCAATACCACTAGTCAATCTTTAATTGATTCCGTAACTGGTGAGATGGATATAACAAACAATTATATTATTGTTGATGAGTATCAAATGTTAAATATTAGAAACAGTGATGTTGATATAAAAGTGATACCAGTTATCGCAACGGGAATTAATTAATTATGGAAAAAAACATTAGAATAGTTTTAAATGATAGCCAAACAAATGAAAGGATACAGGTAAACTTAGAAGACGATTTCGATAATCTAGAAATTTTAAGTTTAAAGATATCCAGCACAGATGTTTATAGAAAATCATCATCTGATTTTGGGGTTATTGTTGGTAGGGTTCAGACGACAAATGGTTATGGTTTGCAAAATGCTAGGGTATCGATATTTGTACCTATAACAGCTGATGACAAACTTAGACCTGAAATAACTGAATTATACCCATTTGAAACTGTTAATGATCAATTTCCTAATGGAGTCAGATATAATTTATTGCCTAGAAATAGGAATCAAAACCCAAGTCATAGAGCTGTGGGTAATTTACCAAACGCAAATGATTTTGTTCACTATCCACAATATGTTGAGATAATGGAGAAGTATTATAAGTATACCGCAATAACAAATGATTCTGGTGATTATATGATATTTGGTATACCCGTTGGTTCACATAATATTATGATGGATTTTGATCTTTTTGACACAAAAAGTTTTGAGCTATCCGCTAATGATTTGGTCGAAACAACAACTCAATATACGAGTATACAAGCTATAGCAACATCAACAGGCACAGCAAATACCGCAGATATAAATCAAATACCAAATTATGTTTATCAAAAAAATGGTACCTTTAATGTTGAGGTAAAAACAAACATTAATCAAATGCCTAATATCTTTAACGAGGTAAAACAAATTAATGTATCACCTTTTTGGGGTGATGATGTTGAGCATGATGTTGGTATCACAAGATGTGACTTCAAGGTTAATTACAAATATACACCGACTGCAATATTTTTTGGCTGGATTGGAAGCCCAAGCGCTGGTTATTATATAAACGAAAACCATAATTTTTCACTTTATGGTGGCGAAGAACAAATAGAAGTTTTTGGATTTGATAAATTATTAAATCGTGACACATGTGAGATTTGGCCTCTTGATAACATGGTGGTTGTTGTTTATAGATTAGATGATAAACTAACACCAGGTAGTAGGGTTAGAGTTGGTGCTTTTAAAGCTGAAAAGGGTACAGGTATATTTAGGGTATCATTACCAATGTACATGGATTATTACAAACTAACTCAATTTGGTGATCTAGTACCAACCGATGATACCGAAAATAGCATACCAACAAAAGGTTATTACGCATTTGAGTTATATGAAAACGGAGAAGCTTTCCAAACCAGAATACCTTGGGGTGGATTTAAATTAGCACTAACACCAGGTATAAGAATACCAGCATCAACAGCTGGCGAGCCATTAACTGGTGGATGGGAAGGCACCAAAAACGGTTTATTTGAATATGATTTAATTAATAAAAGACGAAAATTTTATACATTAAAAACTAGGTATAATAAACATAGAAACGATAATGTTTCATTGGTTGGTAGTGAATTAACATATTTTCCGTCAATAAACATTAATAAAGATGTTGAATGGAATTTTCCTTTAAGTAGGGAAGAAGCTATTTACGTTAATACTGTTGAGATAATTGGTTCAGCTTTAATACCAAGATATCTTATTGATGTCGCACCTGGGTTTGATAGAGATAAGATTGATTACACAAATGAGGCTTATGATAAAAATTATGATCCAGCTATGATTTTCCCTAAAAACGTATTGAATTTAATATGGATACCGCCAGCCAATTCTTATAGCGAAAAGGTTAGGGACCACGAATACCACACTGGTATAGGTTCTGGGTTATCTGGTTTAAATCAGGGTAACGTGTTTAGTGAAATATTTAATGGTAATGATTTTGTGAACCAAGCTACCAATGAAAATTTTTATGGTGATAGCAGAACCTATAATTTTGGCGATAATTCAGACGGGCCTTTAAATTTAAGTTTATTTGCTGTTGAGCTAGCTAAAAGCGATGAAGCGACAACAAACGATGGTGGGGTCCACAGAAGATTTACGCAAGCATATAGTCCTAACTTTACGTTTGGGTCATTTATATCGTCAACAGATTTTCAAAACAAATTTCCTGTTTTAGAAACCTCAATATATGATATTACAGATGAATTAAAAGAATTAATAGATAATAAGGTTTATACTTCATACGGTTTTTATACTGGTAATGCAGCGCCAACAACATTTAATCCAGATATATCAAATAGATACAAAGGGAATTATTATTATTTTGGTTATTGGGATGGTGCGAATGGATTAAGATCGATAGAAAAAAATTATTTTACAAATAATGAGTGATATTGTTGAAGTATTAGGTTCAAAAAAGTTTTTTGGTGCAACCAACGAAACATTAAAATCTAGAATTATACTGGAACAACCTGCTATGGTTAGAAATGAATATAATTTATTTACTAACGTATCACAGGATGACCAGTTTGTTAAAGAAAAGAATGAAAACCTAAAATATAAAATTTATGGTACAATATCACCTATTGTTTCAAAAGAAATACACTATAGGCGTATAAAAATAAACGTTGATAAAAATATTTTTACTTTTAATAAAAATAATTGGTCTGTTGTTTTAGCAATACCAGTTAAATTTAATTCAGCAAAAGGTAAAAAGGAGTATGCTATAAAATATACTTCAGCAAATGGTAATACAAGTAAAATATTTAATATTGATTTTTCAAAAGGTTTACCAGCTAGTGTGATGCACCCTAACCCTAAAACATCTGACAAAAGAGCATCTTTTTTATTGCATTTTGAACATAATTTTTTGGTTGGTGATACGGTTTATATAAGAAGTGAGGATACACTTAAATTAGCGAGTGGTTCATATAACATTGTAAATGTTAATGGTAATAAAATCACAATAGATTTTCCGATGTCAAGTAATACCTTTTACACATCTGTGGCACAGGAAAACCAATCATTACCTAACATTAACACCGCAGCAACTTTAATGGGCATTGAAACAGCAACAGCAACAAATTCGTATACTGGGGTTATAAGAAACGTTCAAACAACTGATAATACAACATTATTAAATGCTCTAAAAAAACCAAGACCAGCACCATATGATTTAATACAACCAAATTTTTTTATATCTAAAGTTGTTGACAATGAAGTATTAGAATATTACGTTAAACAAATAAAAATTGTTAAAATAGCGGATGACCTAGATCAATGCGGTTTCTCTAACAACCTTTTTAATAACGGGTTGGTCAATTACTATTTTACTGATGATTTAGATATAAATGATTTGTATGATAATAAAAATGAACCAATAACTGAATGTTATCTTGGTATTATAAAAAATGGGCCGACAAAAACAAATGCGTTTGAAGCCGTTGAATCTAATTTTAATTATTTAATTGATTATACAAATACTGGTGAGGGTATAAAAACAGTGGCTGAAAAATCAACATCTGATGTCTCAGATAAACCAGATTTAAATAATGTCTTAGATTATGGTATTTGCGAATATTCTTCTGAGTCATTAACCGAAACCTTAATATCACCAATAATGCATAATTTTTTCCATAATGATATTATATTCAAATATCAACCATTTTATGAGATAAAATTAAGGTTAAAATCAACATATGTGGAAGACTCCACATCAAATAAATTTATACCAACGTATGCTGTTTACAGTAGAAAAAATGATAAATTTATTTGGAAAGATATATTAGATCTTGGTTTTTCTAATGATGAAGGTAATTTAATAGATTTTCCCTTTTTAAATGGTAGTAGATATGTTTACCAAAAGTTAAATTTCCATGTTTTAAGTGAAAAAAATAAAACTAAGAAATATGTTTTAAATGTTAATGATATAACAAATATTGATTCAGTTAATGTTACCGTTGATTATATTAGAAATATTACTGATGATTTATTTGGTGACAATAATGACGATACTAATAATGATTCATTCCAAACTTATACCGATAAGATATGTTAAAAAAACCATTTAAAGAAAACACATCGTTAGTAACAAATTTATTTGCCTCTTCAGAGGATAATGCTTCTGACACTGATTTTGTGCTTCAAAAAATATTAGATATTGAGTCATTAACTAATATTAACAGCGTTATTGATTTTGAATCTATCGAATATAAACATGTTAATAATAATGTTGAATTTGATATCTTTTTTTTACGATATCTTTTAAAAGATGAAATTAATGAAATAAAAAAGTATATTGAGCCATCTTTTACTGATTACAGTAGTAAAGTACTTTCAATAAATACATCTGTTAAAAGCGAATTATTTGAGATAAGGGATAATAATGATTTAATAACCCCACAATTTGAGGGGACACTTGAATCAACTAGAACTGAAATAAACGATAGTAAACCATATGTTGTTACCGATCCATATGTTGAGTTAAGAAAAAATTACCCAGCAAAATCAGGGTACCCACATTTTTATAACACATTTGTTTTCCCATTTTGGGAAAAAAAAGATGTGTGGGTTGATTTAAAATACGGTTTTAATAACAAAACATATGCATATAATTCTTTTTTGATTATTGAGATATATGACACCTATGAGGTTGAGACACAAAAAAGGGTAACAACAATACCCGTATATGTTTCAGACAGATACCTGTTTAAGGAAAAAAGAAAAACAGCCGATGGTATTACACAAAAAAGACCAGTTTTTAATTTATCAGAAGGTATTGATGGATATTCTTTTTTCTTCCTAAAAAAATACATTAAATCTGATTTTTATGCAAAATTTTATTTTTGGGATGCTTTAAGTGGTAAAAAAATACAATTTATACCGTCAGGAAAAAGTAACAATAAAAAGAAATGGTTACAGGACGTTGAAATTTTCGATCAAAAAGATTTGTATTTAAAATATGAAATTGATTATACAAATAAAAAATACAAAATTTTTGATTTAAATAATACAACAGGTAATTTTGATGTAGAAATCGATAAAATTGATTTATATGAATTTTCTTATGACGATTACTGGTCAAAGGTTTTTGTTGGAAATACACAACCAACAAATACAACAACAACACAAACTGTTCCAGTGTATACGGATATACTACCCTTTAAAGATAAAATCTTTGGTAAGTATTATTTAACAGATACAAAGTATCTTACAACAAAACAAGGTCTTATGAGTGAACAGGAAGTTGTTGAAGTATCTGTTCAAACAACAACTGAGTATGATCCTGAAATGGGGTATACAACAACATATGTTCCCTACGGTAATTATTATGGTTATTTTCTTGAAATAGCTAATAATATTAATGTAAAAACAATAGGTTTATTAAACATAAGGGAAGTAAAGTGTGGTGATACGGATATAAAAGGATCTAAAAAAACAATAGAACCTATCAGATTAAAAAATATAAACTCGACCAAGGGCTTTTCAATTGACAGTATTTTACTAGAGGGTGTTAAATTTACATCAAATGAGCTGAGTGTTGATTTATCAAATACAGGTACATTATCGTATACAAACCAAAATTTATATACGGAAACACATGTCTTACCAAAAACAAATAGTAAAAAAACTTTTAGTTATTTTGATAATTTATTTAGTTACGCTTTTGACCAATATAAATTAAAAGTTCGTGGTGAACAACAGACCTTTAATCAGGATATTTACAATAATTTATACCAAAGAATTTTTGCTAATATGAGTGTATTGGAAAACCGAATTAACCCACCCCAAAATACTTCAGGTCCAGGTGATGAATATAATTCACAAAATCTCGTACAAAAATTAAAAACCGACCCCTCATTTAAAGAACAAACCTTTGCCTTAACAGCTAGCACTGGATCGAAAAAAATATTATATAATGAGGAAATGGTAATATCACTTGATCTTGTTTTTGGTAAATTAGGCCTATTTTATTCTGGTATTATTAAGGAGATGAATATTAAAGGCGCATTGGTTATTAACTACAGTGAATTAAATAATGAGGATTCATTAACCTACAAAATAAGCATACCAATTAATATTGACATAAAATAATGACAACAATTTTAATTAATGGTGAAAATAGGGTTATTAACCTATACCTTGAGTCAAAAATTGACCCAAACGGATCCTTTGTTTTACCCTATTATTACGAATCAAGCGATAAAATAGCACAGATTGAATCAACAATAGTTGATAATAAATTATATGCGTCTGCTAAACCAACCAAAAATTATGTTAGTAACACAACTGACATTTCAACAATTGAACAGGTTAAAACACATTTTTTACCATCCCCAGATAAATATTTTATTGAAGGTGTAACTGACACCAAATTTTCATTATTGGACCTTAGTTACCCTAAAAATGTGGCTTTAAGACAATATGAAAGTGAAAACGGAAAAAACTTCACTAGTACTGATTTAAATACGTCCACAGCAACCACACCACCAGATAATATTAGAGTTGGAAAAAGAATTGAGGTAAGTGGTACAAATGTCGTTGGAATGATTTTATTGGAATCTGCGGCCAGAATTGAATATGTTTTGTATTTAGATACACCAAATCCTATATTATATGTTGATAATGCTGTTGGAAATACTATATTTAAATATATGAGAAATAATTTGGGTGAAATCGTTAGACCAGGATTAAATTATTATTCTGACATGGTTGACGAACCAAAAGTTTTATCCGAAGTATTTATAGACAGAGGAACAAATAATGCGTTTGAACCAATGAGAAAACTAAAAAATATTAAGGATTTAAATGAATTGGTAAAAACAGGATTTGGATACTACAAAATAAACACAAGAGGATATAATTTTAAAGATCAATAAATATGGCAATTGGTGTATATGGTGTTAAAAGACCAGCAGATGTTGACCCTTCAGATATAGAAGTTATTGTTTTATATAGTAAAACAAGAAATTCAACTGAGACGCAAACTATCACAAAATTAAAGGGTACTGATGTTATCAAACAAGTATTCGACCCAACCAATGCCGTTGAGGTTTTGGGTGGTATGTATAATTTAGAGCTACCTAAAACAGTTTTTAATGCAAGAGGTTTTTATACTGTTTACATTAGACCTGCGCAAATAAGATTACAAATTGAAGATTGTGCTGAATTAGCAACTTTTCCAGACATAAAAGGTCTTGTATTTAATACAGCAAACGTACCAACTGAATTTAGAAGCAAATTCACTAATAACGGTTTAGACGGTTATAGAATAGAGTATTTAAACGAAAACGGTAGTAAACAATCGAATATTTATAGAATTGTTACATCTTCTTTTATTGTAGAACCAGTACAGGCGGACACACCAAATAGTTCTGTAAAAACAATTAAATATACCTACAATAATGTCGGATCACTATTGTTCTGCACGGTAACACCAAATGCGGCACCAAGTTTTAAACCTACGGCAACACCATTTATTGGTTATAAAGGTCAAAGTGCTATAATAACAAGTACAAGTTTTACACCACAAATACTTGAAGTTGAATTGGTTAACTATGACGCTGAAAGTTTAGCAATTGCTTTATATTCCGATCAAACCAAATCAATGGAAGATGGTATATACACATTGTATGATTTTGATGGTAATATCTACGCTCAATATGATTTATATGAGATTAAAGATAGTACAGATAAAAAATTGTATGAGGTTAGAACAAAAAGAAATAATATAGACACAACAAAAGGTTTAAATAATATAGTAGGAAATGGCTAATCTTAGTTACTCAAACACACCATTAATAGCCGATTTATACGATACTCCAGAAGCGGCAATCGCAGCTTCGGCTAATCTAGGTTGTAGTGGATACAGAACGTATAACATTAACGGTCAAAATAAATATGTCCCTTGTTCGACATATTTGGCTTATGAACAGGCTTTAAAGTTTGTAAAAAGACAGGGTGTTTTAAATGCGATATCTGGTAAAGGTAATATCGGTGATAAAGCCGTTGGTTTGCAATTCGCAAATAGCAATAATGAAATATCTGGTGACCCATTTTTTACGTTAGGTAATTTTTCGATTAACACTAGTGTTTCGCAAAAACCAGCTGTTGGTAAAACGGCAAAAATTAGCCCTGAAACAAGAACTTATACAGCGGCATCAATCAATGATTTAAATCCCAATAAAAATACGGATGCAACAACCAATTTGGTTGATACGATTAACGCTAAAATTGAAAATAATTTAACAGTAACAATTCTTTTTGATAAGAAAAAATTAGAGAATTATGTTTTATATTCTCCATTAAAAGAAACTGTTAAAAATACGATTGTTGAGATTTCACAAAAATACCCAGCATCCCTTAAATTAAACGTAATAAGTTTATTATCACCAACAGTAAGTGATTATAGTTATAACACTGATAAGGACACCTCTGAGTTTAAGATAAACATAAATAATATTGAAAACCCGTTTGGTATTGAATATACCGTAATTGGTACCACAATAACTGATGACGCTAATATAACCCCACTTAGAAATTTTTCTAAAAAATACAGTGATTTTGTACTTTATTATAATGATACTGAATATAAGATATTAAATGTAACCTTACCGAGTTCAAAAACTGACACCGATAACGGTATTTATTTGGTTGTTCAGGGTAACCCATTTGATGGTGTGGCTAATAACGATCAAACTGTTAATACAACATTCTGGTTAAAGCCATCGTTAAAAAAATTCGATGAATTCCAAAGTAGTTTATCTGACATGGGTAAATTTTTAATGGATTATGATTATGAATTAAAAAGATATATTTCAGTTATTAGATATACAAAGGTAACAGATTCTGGAGTTAGAATAAATACTGAAGAACAATTAATTTTCCCGCAATCGGATAAGCATAACATTGATATTTTTACTTCAGATTTTGATGCGTATCTAACAAAATTAAATCAAATATCAGATGATTTTGATGCAACAAAAACAAATTTAATTACTAGGTTTTTAACAACAGATTCATTAAAAGAATTTGATACTGATGATAGGAGAATAAATTTAATGTTCGGACTTATCGGTAAGAACTTTGATAACATCAGAAAATACATTGATGGTATAACCTTCATGACAAATCTTACGTACGACAAAATTGAAAACATACCAGATTTGTTGGTTAAGAATTTTGGTAATATGCTTGGTTTTGAAACATATAATGTTGAAGATGAGAACACAATCATTGAATCACTATTCAGTATAAAAGATCTTAATGTTGAACCTGGTTTAACCCCAGCTGAAATTGACATCGAATTATGGAGAAGAATCTTTATAAACGCTTATTATCTTTGGAAATCAAAAGGTACTAGAAAATCAATTGAATTTATTTTAAATTTGGTTGGTTTACCTGATTCTATTTTCGAGATTAATGAACATGTTTACATGGCTAGAAACCCAATTAATTATACTGATAAGTCATTTGAAATATATGGTGGTAATTATTCTGATGAGGTTTTATTAACTTTATTACCTTTTGATAAAGACGGATACCCAACGGTGCCATACGATGTTAGATACCAAGAAAGTGGTTTTACAACAACAAATGATGGTAGAAATTTTGGTCCATATGATTTTGGTAAGCAATATATCCAGGCGTTTGAAAAAAGAGGTAACGTAAGTATTTTTACAGTTGACAGATATACTGATAACGTAAAATCATGGGTTTATAGTACTGAAGAAGTTTTAAGATTATCAGAAGATTCTGTTGGATACACGGAATACTATGAACCACATTCTAAATTAGTTATCAACTCCAAAGAGCTAGAAGTTTATTTAGCGTCTGATAAAATATTTGATTTATCGGTTTATAGATATTATAACAGAAATGCTGTTGATATTAATAGTGATTTAACGTTCACTTTTGTACCGACAATAAATGGTGGTGATTTAACTTTTAATCAGTTTTTACAAAAATCACTTGATAATTACATCAAACCAGATAACAGAAAAACAATTAAAACGTATCCAACGTTAACCAAGATATATTATGATTATCTAAACAGTGTTTCGTCACCAATGACAAATACAAAAGATTTAGAGTTCTTAAGTTATTTTGATTCATCTTGGGTTAAGTTAGTACAACAATTTACACCAGCAACAACAATATTAAACGCTGGTAAAAAAATACAGAACTCCAAGTTCATGGATAATAAATTTATCTATAAACATGGTTTAAATAATAGTCTTAGTTGGTTAGGTACAGACGGATCTGAGTTTCAAGATTTAGCTAAAAAAACGGTTAATCAAGGCTTAACAAATCCTTTCAGCCCGATTGGTATTAAAAAATTACCAATTGCTGGTGAATCGTCAACATTTACGTTGGTAGGGTTAAAGGGTAAAAATTACTTGGGTTATGACCCAACAATTAGTGAATACTTTGGTTTTTATTATGGTATTGAAGAAGCTTGCGCTTCTGAGGTTCAAATATATAAATGGGAAAAAAATGTAAACTATGGTGATGATGCTATTTACGGTGGCAATATAAACACTGGTTCTGGTGATAGAAAAGGCGTTTATGTTACATATGATAATAATCTTTATAGATTAAACACTGATCAAATGCATGTTTCTGGATATACAATTAACACAGACCCAACCCCGTATACAGATAATTTTATATATTTGGAACAAGGTTTAGGTAATCCTGACACAGAAACAATAACATTACCTAACGGTCCAGGTAAATATTTAGTTGAATTTACTATTTATGGCCAAGATACTATAGTGATATATGATGGGTTGGTGTCTGGTACTGAATTGGACAGCATCAACGGCCTATCTGGTAGTACGGAAACATACTCAGACACTTTAACATTTACGACTAATCAGATATCGATTTGGAATGCGTTATTAAACCCTAGTAACATTTCGGTGACTAACCTAAGTATTGGTTTGGTGAGTAATATACCAAACTCGTTTGATGTTTACGATTTAATACCATTAAACGTTGACGCTAGTACGCTAACATTTAAAGACAGTACGCTAACACCAATATCAATAGCTGAAAGAAACTATTATATTGAGGCGATATCTTTTGGTCATGCTCACTTAGTGGCTGATGTAGATTTTGTATGCCCAATACCAAAACCACATACATGTTATTTTAATTTTAGCGGTAACACAATATCAATGACTGGTGCTACAAGTTATTATGATGAATCTGGTAAATATTTGACAATTGAACAATCTAAATATTACGGCTATTCAAAATATACTGGAACAACAGAACCAGATAATGCTGTTTACGGAACAGCATCTAATTGGGTTATACCATATCAAAAACAAAATGCTTGGACAAATGGGGTTATTTATTACGCTGGTGATGTTGTTACAAAATCATCGGTTAATTATTTAGTCACTGGAGCCACTGTGACAGGTTATACAGTAACTGGTACACCATCTGGTACAACGTTAACAAGTATTGTTCCTGGTTTATATCAAAACTATACGAATAGAACAATAACAGATCCGTATATGCATATAAATTCTGCATACCTTAAAAAGATTTTGGTTAATCCTTTATTAGATAGAGTATCTTTTAATTTAACAAAATCTTTATATCTATACCAAGTTTACAGTGGGGCGACAGATCAAGAAACTTATAAAGTTATTGATAATTTATTAAATGACGAATTATATATTACCGATTCAAATACACTATCCTTTGACGGTTTTTATTCATTGGATGAAGATAAAATTGGACCTTTTTATACACCAGATGCCGATCCAATTGGTACCCAAACATTGGTTGAATCAATAGATTTAGTTCCAAACAAAAATAATTACGTAGATTTTGAGTCGCTTAATACTAATTTTAATATTGTTAATAGTAATATTAGTTTAGGTCAAGGTTTTTATTTGATAAAAAGAAATAAGTATTTTAAGTTTGATATCGATTTATTCTTTGAGTCAGAACTTGTTGCGCAGCAATCTGTTATTATTAAATTAATTAATAAATTCGGGGCTCTTATATACCAACAATTATTTACATTTAGTGGTGGTGATGAAAGTGCTCTTAGAGTTGTTAACTTTACACACGAAGGTGTATTTTTTACGGATACACAAGTTTATTTAGCAATTGAACCAGTAACACAACCATGTAAATTATCTAGGTATGAAACAATTGATGTTGATTATGCTGATGGTACAACATATGATTCATTAGATGACCCTAGATTTAGGGTTTATTTCAATGGGGGTAGATCATTAATCAACAACGCTTATTTTGATGATGCCTTATCAATAGAACCAATTGGTTACAATGATGACCATACGGTGGATAATTATTTATTAAAAATTGAAAATTTTACGGATACACACCAATTTATACCAAAATTAAACATAAATCAATCGTACGATGAGGGCTACAATTTTGGTTTATTATATGGTCAATATTTTGAAAAGTATAAAAACACTTCGCAGATTGGTGATGTAACATCTTATGAGAAGAAATTTAATAATGATTATGTTGATTTTGAATTAACTGTTAGAAGTAAAGAATTAAATGACACACCGCAATATTATGCTAGCAATCTTCAAATTTATAATTCATTTGCTGGTGCTGAAAAAACATACACAATTTCATCGAGTAAAAATTATCTAGGTAACACACCACAAGCTGTTGAAAACACCAGTATAACAAAAAATATTTTTATTGGTAAAACACCAAAACCTAGAACAATTAGTCTGAATAAACCAGATTACCCGTTTTTAAAATTACATAAAAACGATGTTGCAATAACTGGTACAACAATTGATTTTATGGGGTATGATGATGGTCTAATTGATTATAATCATTTAGATTTTAACAGTAATTTAGCTAATAGTTTAATATCTAAAAAAAGGTATAAACTAATTACTGGTACAACATACGGGTATTGGAAAAAAGAAAATGACGTTTATAAAACAAAACTATATCAAGATATTTTATCTGCTGTACAATATTTTAGTACAAGTATTAATAATTACGTTATTAATGATATTGTTAAACTTAAATTAAGTGATTACAGAAAGGTTGTTGAAAGCACTACGGGTACAACAGTAGTAACAACTGATGTTGATAGATTATATGTTTGCGTGGAAGATATAACAGATGATCATTTATGTAAGATAACTGGTGCCTCAAGTAAATTTGAGATCCACCCAATCTATAGACCAAATGGTGCTAGAACTTGTTTTATACCGATAGAAAATTATAATCTAAAAAACTTCACACCAATAGGTTATGATAAACAAATTATAGTTGACGCAATAAAGTCAAACGTTGCCCCTTATAGATACAGAGAACCAATTTTATTGGATGGATCACCAACACAAAAATTAAACTTAGGTGATATTGTTAAAGTTTATGCTAGCGGTACTGGTACAACAATTAATTATAATTTATACGAATATATTTACAATAAACCATTAACTTGGGATTCAACTAATGATTATTTTTACGGTGAAATAGTTTACCACCCAAATACAGGTGGTACAAATAGTTTTTGGTACGCCCCAAGCGGCATCACCGTTGGAGTATCACCAACGGGTGGTACAGGTGCTTGGTATGAGATGCCAATCACTGGCACAAACGCTAACAGCCCATTCTGGTTTAAAGATATCACTGGTGTAACTGCGATTTCAACCCTTTATTTTAGCGGGCCAACTGTTTATAAAATTAAAAATTTATTACCAACCGTGGCTAGCTCAGCTGGGTATAGTTATTACCTACCACTAACAGGGACAACAAATATTGTGATTGCTGATTCGTTCTATACGACCTTACCTGGTGAAACAAATGGGATTACCGAAAATAGTGATATTACCGCGTATTTTAGAGTAACTGGATCAACATTAAATTATACTGGTACATCTAATAGTTTAATGACTTTTAGTGCTACACAAGATACCAATTTAATACAGAATAGTTACAATTATACACCATCAGGTGGGTTTTTAGATCCACAAACAGTTGGTCAAGTAATTTGGATGTACATTAATCGTCCATATGGTATCCAACCATTATTTTATAATGTGGGTACAACAGCAACTGATAATGGGATATTAGATTTTATTGCCACTGGTACAACATATAATAGTAGTTCTAATTATCATAGTAAAAAATATACCGTTAGTAGAAACGTTTTATATAGAACAGTTGCTGGTATAGGTACATTTACAGGTGCGACAGAACCACATTTATCAACAAATTGGGAAGAGCGCGATTTTATGTTAGTTAAAAAATTCACATTTAAAAAAGATAGATGTAGGGTTAAAATTTATCAAGGTACAATTGAATCTGTAAATACAATAACAAAAAATAATCTATATTTCTTTGATAGTAATTTAAGACTAAAACCAAGTTTTACAGAACAGACATTTAGTGGTGCAACAAAAAACAATAAACTATTAACTGGCGTTAATAAACTTTTTGATGCTAAGAATACAAACCTTAGAAGTGTTAGAGATTACGGTTTAACTGGGTTTAGAAGGGTTGGTTCAGACATAATCATGGATTATTATTACGAAAAAGATGACAGCGGTTTACCATTAACTGGTGAGTTTATTGGGGGTTTAACAATAACAAACCCTTGTGGGCACACAGCAAAAACAATATTCGGTGCTTTATTTGAAGCTGATTTAACCAAATTGGATCAATTAAAACCTAGAGTTATGTCATCACCAGCTTTACCAGAAAATACTGAGTTAATAACTGGATTTAAACCAGAGGTTAGGTTAATCATCAACCAAAATGGTGCATCAAACGTAACTGTTATTGTTGAAAATAACACAGCTGGTACCACAGTGTTTAATAAAGTGTTGACTAAAAATAAATATTTTGATGAAAATATTATTGTTAATTATGGTGAATTTGTTACAATTACTATTAAAACTGACGTAACAAGAAATCTTACTAGATACGCATCAGGATTTATGGATAATTACACATTATTTGATGCAAACGACAATGGTATTGAAAACGGATATTTTGCGTCAACAAAAACAAACGTAGGTAGATTAGTAACAAGAACAATAAAATTAAAAGATATAAGTGAAGGTAGGGTTGTAAAAATTGACTTTGACGGTGCAACACTTGTAACCCTTGAAACGGTTGATCCAAGAGATTACATAAAATTACCAAAAGCTTTATAAATTTATAAAATAACGATATTTATATAAAAACAAAAAATGAGCTATATAATTAAGAAAAACGATCCGTTGGTTAACGTTAAATTAACCAATAACGGTAGGAGAAATCTAGCTGAAGGGACCTTAAATTTTACATATTTTGGTCTTGGTGACGGTGAAATGGATTATTCCAACGACTCGTTCCCAAATGTTAACATTTTAAGACCATCTGATAATGTGTTAGGTTTAAGTTTACCATTAACATCTGACGGTATTAATGTTTTAAACCCAATAACAATTGTTAACGCAATACCAAATGAGATTTATACATCGGCAATAGAAAGAGGTTTTTTTAATTACGATACAACTGGCTCAACAATAACAGTTGACTCTGATTTGTGGTTAGCAGGGCCATTAACTGGTACAACAGCTGCGAGTGCAACATCACTTGATTTAACATATAGTGGTGGAACAATAAATTCATCATACGATACAACAATAAAAGAAGGTGACTATCTTTTTGTTAAATTTAAAACAAGTGGGTACACAACAAATTATACAGCAACTCAAGTACCATCTGATGAAATAACAGTGGAACCAGTTCAATATTTAATGTATGTTATAAAAACAATTGAAGGCTCTAGCACATATAATTTAACGGGATTAACCAGTGGCACAACAATTACGGTTGTTGTTGATCGTGATTTACCAGCATTTGATTCTTACGAGCTTGACGCTTTTATTTATCCAGGTAAAGATACAATCAAAGATTACTACGATGAACAAAGCCCAATGGCTTACTGGCAAGGTGGGTTATTAGATTTCTCAAATAATAATACCCAATCAGCTTTAGATGTCCCAGTTTGGAACATGAACATCATTAATATTGAGGATATTATTGGTTTAGATTCTACAGTTGACAAATCAAAATATGATGTTGTGTCAAAAGATTACTTAGGGACTGCAATAAATTTTGGTTATTATGATACAAACACCAAAATTGGCGTTATACATTATACTAATAATACGGTTTCAAATTTTTACGGGGAAGGTTTTTATCGTTCAACGTTTAAACTTAAAATACCGTATTTAATGTGGCATAAACAACAATTTGATTCTGGCGTTGCAACAACAATTGGTTATACATTTGTTGCTGACACTGAATTACAATATTTAATAGAAACAACCGAAGCTGGTTTAGGTACATCTAAATACCCTTATTATGATTTAGTTGATCAGGAAACTAACAAAACGGTAGTCGGTAAAGTTTTTACCGATGAAAAAGTTATTGTTATTGAACACCCAGAATTATTATCAGCTTTATCATACAAAGCCAATAGAAACTGGACATTACCAAAACCTATGTTAAACCTAACAGAACCAGGAATTTGTGGTAATACAAGTACAACAGGTATCCTACAATCAGGTGAGTATTTGTATGTAACTTATATGTTACTTGATAGCGCTGGTATAACAGGTATGCACTGTGAAGATTACACAACGATACAAAATACGACAACAACAGCTAAAGACGTTTTATTCCAGTTTAATAAAAAAATAGAGGACCCAAATTATACTGAATTCCCTTTTTTAAGAGATTATGATGATGAAACAGGTATTGGTTATAAAACTAACCAGATATTAATGTTATGGCAAAAATCTACAACAGCTATAAAACCAGACCCAACAAACTGGGCTTATATCGATGTAAGTGAGTTCTTGGGTACAAATGGTTGTGTGACTGGGGTTATGAACCTTAATGGTACTAATTTCGAGTTACATGCTGATATAATTGACTATAATTCTGATAAATTAGGGTCACATACGGTAATTGACGTTAACGCTTTTGATGTTTTTGAGTTAGGAAGTACACCAGTTGGTGAAATAATCGTAATATATGGTGGTATTACCCAAACGCAAGCATCAGACGACACATTAAGTGACGGTACATATTATCCATACCCAACAACATACGCTGTTGGACCTAATAATAGAAGAGTTATTGTTTTTGGGCAAGGTTATGGGGCTGACCCAGATCTTTTACAAATTTACTATTTAACTGGTACAAGTATTACTTCTAGAACAATTAAACAAGTTATAACGGTACCATCATTGGCTACAATCAACGCAAATACAAACGCTAACGCAATTTATAAATCAGCGATAGCACCTAATAGAGTATCACTTAAATTGGACAAACAACCAAATAATTCAACAGTATGGTTATTCTATAAAGGTATGTTGTTAAATTCAACAACATATGGTGTATTTGTTACAAATGAAACAATTGATGACAGACGTGTTGAATTAAATTTCCCATCATTAACAGAAGGTAGTGAAATAACAATGTTCTATTTAGATAATTCAGGTGCTGGACAAACGGTATCAACAAATGTTTTAACAAAAGACACTATTTCAGCGCTTAGAGTAAATATAGATCAGTTTATGCTTGACAATAGTGACACCGATATTTATAATTTAAGTGATTATATTACCATACCAGGTATTTCGTCAACGGATTTTACTTTTGGTGATGAGGTATTTTTCTTTGGTAATGTAGAGACAGATATTAAAGCAACAATATATAAAACACAATTAACTTGTAACGTGTTACCTAATCAATACATATCAACAGATAACCCAACATTTAATTCTGATCAGGATAAAGTTGCGTTTACTCAAATAGGTATTTTTGATACTAATGGTGTATTAGTGGCAATTGGTAAATTTTCAGAGCCAATAACAAGAAAATATAATTCTGATATGGTAGTAATACAAGCCACAATCGATTTCTAATGGGATTCATAAAAAGAAATAAATATACTTTTGAAATATACCTTACAGACAAGGGTAGAGAAACATTCATAAACAACGGTTTTCAGAATGAGGTTAAATATTTTTCATTAATAGATAACTCAAACTACAACCAAATGAGTGGTATGGATCCTCATGTTTTAACAGGTCAGACAATACCAACAATAAAATTTTATGATACGACAGAAGTTAATAACACGAGTGAGGTCTATGTACAGGACTCTAAAAGAGGCTCTATTGATAACAACATACATTTTACTCATGGTTTTTTGGGTGTTAACCAAAGAGCTGAAAATAATTATATCGCATACGATCCAGACCTTTCAACGGAAACGATTAAAATAATGACATATAAAGACTAATGGCTAGACAATACAACCTTAAAAATTTAAACGGTATACATCTTAAAGCACCTTATGATTACACGTCATATAGTACTAATGGGGTTGTTAACGCCTTGATAGAAGATTACGATTTTCACCCCTATAGATCAAATGATTTATCTGATTTTGAATTTATAAATGGTTCTTATAATTTGGTTGATAAAACTTCCATATATGATAATATGCCAATGGGTAATGGTTTTATTGGTGACAATTCAAAAGCAACAAGAAACATTGCTGTTGATTATACACAATTTAAGAAAAACAACATGTTAGTTAAGGGTGAGGTTTATTATACAAGTTTTGATATGTACTTTAACTTTAATGGTGATGGCCAGAATTATGAGGTTAGTACAACAGGTTATACAATTAATGTTGACATCTACGCTATTTTTGGTAATAATAAGAAAAAACTTAGATTATCAGATTTAAAAGTTTATGATTATGCTTCCGCTACTTACAGTGGGTCAACATCTAACCCAGTTGTTGCTGGTTATGTTGATATCAGCGCATCTTTTTTTAACAATTGGATTAATATAAGCGGTACTGGTACGACAACTGGCGACACGATTAACGTGTCTTATCTACCTCACCCACATGTATATGTGATTGAAAATACCAGTGCATCAAATATTACTTTTCAATGGATAGAGGGTGATGTTGGTCAACCTTTTTATGGTACATCAGTCTTTTCTACTGTTTCCCCTACTGGTAATCTTTACATAACATCATTTACCCTACCAGTAGTTACCCCTTTTGATGTTGGTCCAGAACCAGAATATGATATACAAGATCGAGGTCTTGCAGAAGAACCAAACATTAGCCCATTCAACGTTATGAGCGGATATATGTTCAAGGTTACGGCTGAATTGGATACGAGTACAGAAGAATTATTTAATTCAAACATATGTACTGGTAATAAAGATTTTAAAATAATGGTTGATTATAACGGAAGGATATCACAAACAACGGTTGGTTATTTGTATGACGATATCGAAGTTGATAATAACCCACCACCTTTACCAGCTTAAAAAAATAAATAATGGCAACTATAATACAATATTACGGAACAAGGGTTGAATATAAAATGCCCGTTTTTAGTTTTAGCGTACCTAAAATTAATTTTTATATAAACACCCCAGGTGTTAGTGTGGTTGGGCCAGATAAGTATTTAACCACTGAATCAGATGGTAAATTTAAAATATTAAACTCAAACACAACCTCAATATATTTTAATAATTTAACATATGTAAAGGCGCAATTTAGGGATTCTAAGATAAATTCGACTTTAAACACGTTAAAATTAAAATTGGTAAATGAATACGATGAAACTGATTTAGTTGGTAGTGAAAATATTATTGGTACAAAACATTATCAAGAATATCAAGTAACAAATAACGGTAAATTGATCGGTAAATTAACTTTGGTTATACCTGTTGGTTTATTGGGGTCAAACAAGATTTTATTACCATTAACGACTTTAGAGTTTTCAGCTTTTTATGAGGTTTTAAATCTAAATGTCTTAGATACACATTATTATGGTAAAACATCATTTGACCCAGAAAAAAGAGTTGGCGTTATTGATTTAACCTTTAATATAAAATGCTTTACCGATAACACATTCAATAACGCTGTTAATGAAGAAGTTGTTATTAGTGTTATACTCGTTAAAACTTAAAATAAAAAAAAAACAAAAGAGTCGTATATTTATTATATAGGAATAATAACTTGATTTGTAGAATAAAATTAATATATTTAAATAAACTAAAAACATGGGGTTCGTACCACAAAGCGGAAGCACCGAAGAAATTAAAGTTTACCTAACAGAGTTGGGTAGAAGAAAACTTTTGGAACAAGGTTTTAAACCAGTTACTTTTTCTATTTCAGATGAAGATGGTAATTACAATGCGTTATCAACTGTCGATCAAATAGTTACAGATATTACTGGTGACTATAATGATAATGTTTACGCAATATCAAAAAACATAACAATAAAAGGTCAAATATTAAGAAAATAACATAAAATGAGTGCGATATTAAAAGTTAGAATTCCATATTATAGTAGAACAATTTCTAGTGGTACAGACGGTATTGCTAGTTTCTATTTATTAGAACAACCACCACATCTAACAATTTTAAACCAAAATGTTGTTATTACACATACAGAGGTTTCAAGTAGTTCTGGTCTATACAATAAATTAAACTCTTTAGGTGTAAACACGGTTTTAGGTAAAGCTCAAGGACCACCATTAGATCTAAGCAATAACCCAACAGCTGTTGCGGCAAATGGGGGTTATAAATACATACTTTCAGTTGCTTATAATGATAAAGAGTTTTCACAACCAAATAACGCTGGATCTTGTCGTGGTTACATTGAATACGATGTTAACCCAACAAATTATAATGTGCTAAAACCAATTGAGAACGCGATTTTAGTTAATGAAAGTGTACCTTTTGATTTATCAAACGGTTTTCAAGAATTAAACCACACATTTAGTGGTACAACATTAAATAGCACCGATATTTTACCAGGTTTCTTTGTTGGTAGACAGGATAATAATACTATTTTTGCTAACTTATTAAAGTCACTTAATTTACCCGTTACGGATGAAGAATACAAAAAATATTCAAGATCCGCTTATGGTGTTTTATCTAATGCGGGTACTAATGATACTGTTGCAGCTGTTATTGGTGGTGTTAATAAAAAATGGACCGCAATTACAGATTCATATACTGGTACAACTGACGCATTGTTGGTTCACCCAGCAACTGGTTATACTGGCGAATACTATGATACTGTTATGCAAACAATTGGTTGCAATGAGTTTGAAACAAACAAACCTTGGAATTTACCAGTTCCAAATGATTTATACATGATATTTGAAATACCAAATAACAAATACGGTGAAATTATTGATGGTAAGACAATTAAATTAGAATTACCTTATTATACTGGTGCTTTATCATCCACAGCAGACCCAAAACGTTTGGGTATTATGACTGGTTGGACAGGACCAAGTACTATCGAGTTATACGGTACCTACAATACAGCTGGTATAAACAATAATTTAGATAAGAAATTATCTGAACCAGATATTAGTGTTAACACACTTGGTGTTAGACCTGATTTAGCCACAGTAAGTTCAACAACATATGAGAGTAATGTTGTATTGTTATTTACGGATGCAGTACAAACACCTTCTGTTAATTTTAGTAACTGGGGTGATGCTTATAGTGAAGTTATAAACGGAACTAGAGTATTTTCACCAACAGCCCAAGAAAAACCAACATACAACTATAAAGATGATGTTTGTGTTGGAGTAGCTTATTTGGACAAAGGTTTTATAGTTATTACACACCCATTACTTGTTGATTCATATTTCCACAATATTTTTGATGGCCGTATCTATACAAGTGGTACTTTAACTAGTATGGTTAAAAACTATGACGCAACCGTTGACTCATCAAACACACCTGTAATTGCTGAATGGAGAGGCGATGTTAGAACCACAGACTCTAACGATACATATGAATTGATTGTCACTAAAGATGTTACTGACATCCTATGGGATAGCACACAATTTATCTATACAGGTACAACAGATTATACATTAACATATAACAGTTACAACACTGAAAAATCTTTAAATATTGTTTGTTTGGCATCTTCAGATGAATTTTTTAAATCAACAAACGATACCGCAAAAGATATGATGGGCGTTGCCCAAACGGAAGATGTAGCATCGTTTAAATCAACAAATGGTGATCTATTCCCTGTTATTATTACACAATTGGGTATCCATGATGCTGATGGTAATTTATTGGCGATTTGCAAACCAACACAACCAATTAAAAAATATTGGTATGACGTTGTGTCGTTCAATATCAAAATAAGATTATAATTAAGATTTTATGATAAAAGAGATACAAGAAGAATATTACTTACTTGGACTAGATGTTTCAACTAAAACAATCGGAATTTCATTATTCAACAATAAAGGGGAGCTTTTGGAGTTAACACACATTTCCCCAAAAGCTAAACCCGAACCTAAAACAAAGACTGAGGAGCTTATCAAAAAAGCTGATTTGTTTTATGATTTCGTACAAAAGTACAAAACACTCAACATTAAACACGTAGTTATTGAGGAACCATTATTAAGGTCAAACAACGTTAATACCGTTGGTACCTTATTACGTTTTAACGGTATGGTTACCAAAATATGCTATGACGTAATGGGTATTGTCCCAGAATACGTTTCCACTTATGAAGCCAGAAAAAACGCATTTCCTGAGTTTATGCAACCAGGAAGTACTGGAAAACCTGTTTTATTTGGTGGATTACCCAAAGACGTTGATAAGAAAAAACTTATCTGGGATAAAGTCTCTAAAAGAGAACCCCAAATTAACTGGTTATTAGACAAAAAGGGTCAATTAAAAAAAGAAAATTTTGATATGTCAGATAGTTATGTGGTTATGCTTGCTTATGCCAAAATGAAAGAAATTTTCAAATAAGTTTGTTTGTAAAAGAATAATTTCCTATATTTGTGGGAATTATGGATTTACTAAATAACGAATTAGAAACAGATAAGCTAATTGATTTATTGGAATCCTTTTTAGGTGAGCCTAGAAAGCACTATAAACGTAAGAAGCAAATTAGTTTTGACTGTCCAAACTGTTCCGCTATGAAAGGAATGGAGTTTGATAAAAAGGGTAATCTTGAGATTTCCTATAAAGACGGTGTGTATAACTGCTGGTCATGTGGTGAAACAGATGGTACCAAGGGTAGATTATCTTTTTTGTTTAAAACATACTCCGACAAAAAAACATTAGACCAATTTTATAAACTTAATTTTAAATTCATCCAACAAAAAACTGTTGAGGAGAAAAAAGATGAATTAAGGTTACCTGATGAGTATATACTACTTGATGGTAAGATAGGTAACTCCAGGTTTCATGGTGCCTTTGATTATCTCTATACTAGAGGTTTAAACGATTCCCACATCAAAACATACAAAATAGGTTTTTGCCTGGAAGGCAAATATCAAAATCGTGTTGTTATACCATCCTATGATATTGACAATAAACTAAACTTTTTTGTAACAAGATCCATCAACCCAAAAACAACCAAGTTCAAATACTTGAACCCATCGGTTGAAAAACAGACATTAATTTTTAACGAAGCTTTAATTAACTGGGAAAAACCAGTGTTTTTAGTTGAGGGTGTTTTCGATCATATCGTTATACCTAATAGCATTCCATTGCTTGGTAAAAAAATGTCTGAAAAATTATTTAAAGAATTATATTTTAAATCAAAAAATTTCATTATTATTGCACTCGATCCAGATGCTTGGAATGATACCGTTGGAATATACAATAAATTAGATGCTGGCCGACTCTATAAAAAGGTGTTGGTTTTAACATTACCTAAAGGTATTGATATTTCATTGTACTATGAGAAGTATGGAAAAGAGTATTTAGGTAAATTATTACAAACAAGTAAAAGAATCAAAGAATGATAACATTAGATCACGCAACCCACACGTACACTAACAGTGAAAAAACTACCGTTAAGTATACGTCAGTTACTACTGTATTGGGACAGTACAAAGAAAAGTTTAACGAAGATTACCACGCTGAAAGGGTGGCAAAGAGAAAAGGTGTAACCAAAGAAGAGGTTATTGCTGAATGGAGAGAAATTAACCGCATGGCTAATGAGTATGGAACCGCATTGCACGAAATCCTTGAAAGGTTTTTGTTAGCGCCTGGTAGAATGTACTCACCACGAGACGAATTTGAGAAAGTTGTGATTGGTGCATTTAGAGATGTTTGTTACGAAGAAGGTTTGGGTTTAATTGATAGTCCTTTTTTAAAACCAGAGCATATCATGTCGATTGAATTTAATGATGAGGAAGGTGTTGCTGGTACTTCAGATATTATTGAAGATTTACCAGGTGATGCATTCTTTAATGTGTGGGATTTTAAGACAAACAAAAAGTTTGAATATGAAAACAAATATGGTGAATTCTTACACTTCCCATTAGATCATTTGGCTCACTGCCAGTATAATGATTACACAATTCAATTATCGGTGTATGCTTTGATGTACGAGAAAGAAACTAGAAAAAAGTTTAATCGTGGTGGTTTGTTCTATTGGGATAAAAACATCCAAACTTTTAAAGTAATCCCAATCTGTTACATGAAAAAAGAAGCTGAAATGCTTATTCAACACTATAAAATGAAAAGACTTATATTATGATAGAAACAATTGCACACATAGCGGATATCCATTTTAGAAATATCCAAAGACACAACGAGTTCAGAGCGATTTGCGAAAACTTTTTTGATCAAATGAAACGAATCAAACCAGAAAGAATTGTTATTGCTGGTGATATCGTACATTCAAGAAACCAAATTAGCCCAGAATTGGTTAGCGAAGTATCATGGTTCTTAAGTGGCTGTTCTAAGGTCACTGGTAAGGTTATTATCATTCCAGGTAACCATGACATCGTTGAGCAGAATAAAGAGCGTATGGACGCTCTGACACCCATCATTAACGCTTTAGATGCTGATAACATTGTTTATTACACAAAATCAGCTTTATACCAAGACGAAAATGTTGTTTGGTCTGTGTTTAGTATCTTTGATAATCATATGGCGCCAGAAAGCTTGGAAATGAGACCATATAATGGCACTTACATCGGTTTGTACCACGGTACAATTGTTGGTGCTGTAAATGAACAAGGGTTTAAATTTAGCCATGGCGCTGAAGTAAACAAATTCAGACATTGTGACATGGTTCTTTGTGGTGATATTCATAAAAGACAAGTTTTTATGCATGATACCACACCAATCATAATGGTTGGGTCGCTTATTCAGCAAAATTTTGGTGAAACGGTTAGCGAACACGGTTTTAATGTTGTTAAAATTCAAAATGATAAATTGTTATCATATGAGTTTTTTGATATTGAAAACCCTGTTAAGTATTTGACATTTAAAATAACCGATATGAGTGATATTGAAGAAAATAACGAGATTTTGGTAAATGCATAGTGTTAATATAGAAAAATCTTTACATGAGGATATAGTTGACTTTTGTAAGGTAAATCAAATAACTGATGTAGATGATTTTATAAACAAAACACTTAGAAAAGGTTTTGATTTAAAAAAATATGGTGAATCGTTTGCGATGTTTTTTAACAAGACTGAAGCTGATATGATCTTTAATGGACCACCTGTTGAAGAAGCACCTGTTGTAGAACCAGAAGTTGTCACTGAACAACCAAAGAAAAAAGGTGGTAGAAAGAAAAAGGTTGAGGAACCTATTGTTGAAAAAGAACCAGAAGTTGTCACTGAACAACCAAAGGAACCAACCTATGAGGTTAAACAAGAAGAACCAAAACCAGTAAAAAAACCAATAACATTAATCAAGAAACAACCAAGAGATAATTATGACGTATATGACGAAATCTAAAATAGAGTCAGCTGACTTGTACGATAGCAATAACCATATTAAGGTTATGTGGGAAGATACGTTGGATAACCATTCAACGCATAAGGAAAAGCAAATTGAAAAATACTTTCAAAATAAATATAAAACCACAAAAGTTAAGGTAATCTTTAAACCAATATCAATAAAAAATAGTGATGTTGTTGCCGAAGGAACTGCTGATGCTTCTGAAATTATTTTGGACGAAAACTACCAAAAACAATTAATAGAAAGTTATTTAAAAGATCAAAACGTTGACGTTCCGATTGATTATTTAATGAAGCTTGATAATTCGGTAAATGTTGAGTTAGAGGATTATAAGGAACAAACAAATAGGTATAAAAAATTCAAAATTAAACAAATTCAGTTTTCAAATTTCTTATCATTTGGTGAGGATAACAGAATTGATTTTACTGATAAATTGGGTATTACATCTGTTGTATCAAACCCAGCTAATTTTGGCGGTAAAACAACAATGACGGTTGACTTATTATTATTCTTATTCTTCGGTGTTACATCAAAGACTGATAAGATGGAAGATGTGTTTAACCGATTCAGTGATGAGGATAATGTTAGTGTTAAAGGTATGGTTGAAATCGAAGGTGATAACTACATCATCAGTAGAAAAATCAACAGAAAACAAGGTAGAAATGGCGAGTATACTTGTAAAAGCGAATTAGATTTCTATCAGGTATTACCAAAAGGTGGTGTTAAACAATTAAATGGTGAACAAAGAAAGTTTACTGATGATTTGATTAAGACTTACGTTGGTTCATATGAGGACTTCTTAATTACCATCTTAACAACTGGTGATAACTTGGATGATTTAATTAAAACAAAACCAACTGAGCGTGGTAGAATCTTAACCAAATTTATTGGATTGGAATTTTTTAGAGAGAAAGAAAAAATTGCTAAGAAAAAACACCAGGAGTGGAAAGAAAAATCTAAATTGTACCATAACAACTCACAAGAGATTTTTGTTAAGATTGAAGTGGAGAATGATAAGATTAAAAATAACAAAGAATTTATAGACAGTTTAAATATTAGTCTTAAAGCCAAGGTTGATTTGTTAAAATCTTTTGATGAGGAAAGGGATGAATTAAATAAAATCCGTGTTAATGTTGATACTGAATTGTACAAATTAAATGAGGATGATATTGTGTCTGGTATTAATAAACTTAAAGGTTTTGTCAAAACAAAGACAGAGGAGATCGAGCAATTAAAAAAGGATAATCCAATGCCTAATGAACAATTTGATGTTGATGCGTATGCAACAGCTGTTTCAAACATTCGTGATGCCAGGGAAAAAGAAGTTGAGTTGAGGGTTGAGATTTCTGGTATTGAAAAAACAATCAGAATGCTTGAGGATGGTGAAATTTGCCAATCTTGCCAAAGACCGTTGGAAGGTATTGACCACAAAAAAGAAATTGCTGAAAACAATAAAAAGTTAAAAACTAAAACCACTGCACATAAAAAAGCAACGACAAGTATAGAAGAGTTGTCTGCTAAGATAGAAAGTTACGATACCATTAAAACTTTGTGGGATGCTTACAATAAAGCTGAATTGTTGTTGCAAAACAAACAAATGGAGTTAACTAACTATAACGGTAGTTTAGAGCGTGGTGAAGAAAAGTTAAAATCTTATGGTTTGGCAAAAGAAGCTTTGGAAAAAAACAAAATAATTGATACCGATTTACAAAGATTGAAGTTCAAAGTTGAAAATGAGACAAACGAGAAAGAAGGATTGATGTTACAAATCAACGGTTTTAAAAAGGATATTGAATTATCTGAAACCAAAATTGGTGAGTACAATAATTTAATAACTGAGCTTAAACGTGAAGAGGTTGTTGATAAAATTTTCAGGGTTTATTTAGATGTATATGGTAAAAACGGTATCTCTAAGATGGTATTAAGCACCATGATTCCGTTAATCAATAGCCACTTGAAAATTCTTTTATCGGATACTTGTGATTTTGATCTTGAAATGCGCATTAACGATAAGAACGAGATTGAGTTCTGGATGATTGATTGTGAAAGTGGTATTGAAAAACCATTAGCATCTGGCTCTGGTTATGAGAAAACCGTTAGTTCATTAGCGTTAAGATGCGTATTGAGTAAAGTATGTTCATTACCTAAACCAAATATCATCATATTTGATGAGGTTACTGGTAAAGTATCTAACGATAACTTGGATAGATTGGGTATGTTCTTCGAGAAATTAAAAACGTTATTTGAACACATTTGGGTGATTAGTCACAACCCATATGTACAAGATTGGGCTGATAATATTGTAAGGGTAGAAAAAACAGATAACATCTCAAAAGTAGTTGATGCAAATGGTTAGAATATTAGATTGGATAGTTTTTAAAATAAAATATGAAACCTATTTGTTTTTTAACAAAATATTTAGTAAAAAACCTAGAAAGTATATCATGTTTTTTGTTGGAAAATATCCTGATAACTTTAAGCACGGACTAAAACCAATATTAGATAATGAGCACCAGTTGAAATGGATTTTTGGCCCAGCTTCAATCATACTGATCTTTAACTCAAAAGAAAATATGAAGTTTCTGGATAAGTTTTTTAAGAAGATGTATTCGGAGTATACAGAATCATTCTTTTTATTTGACATAACAAAAGAAAAGTATTCAAAGCATGTTACAGATGAATATTATAAACACTTGTACATGGAAGGGCCTAAAAGACATAACGAGCTAACATTAAATAAAATACAATATTTTGTTGATTTGGTGGCAAAAGCAAGGGAACAATATATCGCTTTATTAGAAGAGGAGATAAAAAACGCAACCGAAAAAAGAGATAGAGGTAAAGAGGTAAGAATTAGTATGGATATTATTGATCCAATTTTGGATAAAATAATTGAATACGGATATGAAAGTTTAACAGAAGAGGAGAAATTAATTTTAAAACGCTATAATACAGACAATGACACAGAGAATTGACACATCACACTGGATCGATCAAAGAGAGATCGCAAATTACTTACAAGATGTAAGAAAACATGAACCCCTTACCCGACTTGAGGAACGTGAGTTGCTTAAAGAAATTAAAGCTGGGGATAGTAAAGCAAAAGAAAAATTGATTTACTCAAACCTTAGATATGTCATTACTGTAGCGAAACAATATCAGGGTCAAGGTGTAAATTTTGAGGATTTAATATCTGAGGGTAACCTTGGTTTATTAAAAGCAGCCGAGAGGTTTAATTACGAACAGGAAGAGGTTAGATTCCTATCCTATGCTGTTTGGTGGATTAAACAATCAATCATTCAATCGTTACATGATAATTCAAGAATGATTAGATTACCAATTAACGTAATTAATGATGTTCGTAAAGCCAACAAAGAAGCACAAAAGAATTTTGCTTCCATGACTGAGAACAGTGTTATTAACGGGTTCTCAAATTTACCATCAGTTGAAAGACTTGATGACAAATATGATGATGAAGGTTTATCTTTATACGATATTTACGAAGATAAATCATCACCAAGACCAGATGAGGCTTATGATAGTGACAGGGTTAATTTAGTTAACGCCTTAAATAACGTTTTAAATAATCTAACAGAAACAGAAAAACTTGTTATTGTTAGATATTTTGGTTTGGACGGTAATGAATGTACACTACAAGAAATATCTGAAGATTTGGAGCTAACAAAAGAGCGTGTTAGACAAATTAAAGAGAAAGCAATTAAGAAACTTAGATTTTATTCTGGGGGAATCTTTAATTTATTGTAATTTTAATTAAAAACTAAATATTTATAAGTATGAACAAAATCGAACAAATTTTGAACAAACATTTTACCAAGATAGTCTTGGTTATGTTAGTATTACTATTCATGAGAACATGTAATAGCGATGTAAGGAGTCTGAATAAAAGAATTGACAAGATGTCTAACAAAGTAGATTCGTTGGAAATGATGATAATCACACACGAAGATTTAAGACTTGAAGGTCTTAGAACCGAAAAACGTATGATCCAATCAACCGATAGAAAAATGTTAGATGTTACCAGACAAGCTGAAATCGATAAAGAAATAAACGCTTTGGAAAACAAATAATCAAATGTTAGTATTTAAACACACAAAATCATCAATTAATGAGGCTTTAACTTTAGCTAAAGTCGTTAAAGATCAATTCGGGTCAAACAGAGTTATTGTTGTCTCCGATTTAGAAGAGCCTAATGCTGCTACAAAAGAAGTAATCGCAGCTAAAGATATATTAAAGAGAAACGGTTTTATGTGGGACGGCACCAATAAACAATGGTGGTTGAACGATAAGTTTAAACCGATTGAGGCTGTTATTGAGATAGCTAAAAGAGCTGTTGCGGAAGCAAATAAATCTTTAGGTGGTTCAAACGAAGCTAATGAGTTAATACAAAAGCTCGAGGATGTTAAAGATGCTGTTATGTCAGCACCTATTGCACCCGAGTCTGATGTGTCAAAAGATGACATTATTAAAAAGATTGAGGGCTTTATTAATGAATTGGCTGATGAGGTTGATAGCGTTACTTTAACTGGGAAGATTAAAGAATATTTTGACTGGTTGGCTAAATTTCCAGGTTATTCATTCAATAACCAAATTTTGATTTATATTCAAAAAAGGGATGCGACAAAAGTTAATTCAAGATCTGGTTGGTCTAAATTAGGTTATGCCCCAAAAGAAGGTGCTCAACAAATTATTATTTGGAGACCAACACTTAAACCGCCTACGGCTCTAGATAAAAAAACTAGAAAAGAGGAATTCATGAAGAAGTTTGGTAAAGGTGGTAAATTATCCCCAGATATGCAACAAAAAATGGAAAAAATGATGAATGATCCAGTTGCGTCAATGCCGTATATACTATATCCTGTTTATGATACTGCCGATGTTGTTAATGATAAAGGTGAAGGTGCTTCTTCTGTTGAAAAACCAAAACTAGACTGGTTTAGTACTGAAGAAAATGAAGTTGCTGATAAGATCTTTGATGCGATGGTTAAAGTTTACCAAGATTATGGTATTGATTTCGCTGTTGAAGATTCCAAAGGTGGTGAAAAAGGTTATTCAGCTGGTGGTAAAGTTAGAATCTCTAGCGATGCTGTTGGTGTTGGTAAAGCTTCAACAGCCATACACGAATTTGCCCATGAATTAATGCACCAGGAATTTTTAAAAACAAAAGCCAAGGCTGAAGAAACTAAAGATGGTAATTTAAGTGAAAAATCAAAACATATTTTGGATGCGTATGTTGGTAGAGACCTACCTAAAGTTTTGGAATTACAAGCTGAATCAGTTGCATATGTTGTTTTAAAATCTTTTGACGTACCAGGTTTAAAATACGCTGTAAATTATATTGCTCTTTGGCAGGGTACTAAAGATAGTATCATCGGTAATTTGGATGTAATCACAACAACAGCAAATGTTGTTATCAGAAACATTAACAAACATGTTGTTATGGGTGAGGCTGAAGAACAAATTATTCACGGTGATTTGGTTACGCAAGGTGAGGTCGCTAAATTATTAAAAGCTCCTTTGGGTAAAAAAGAAGACTCACTTGATGAGGTTATGGAAGAAATTAACGAAACAAAAAACATATTTAAAACAATTTTGAATTAATGCGATCAGAAAATAAATTAACAAGAAACTTTATAATTGGAACGTTTGTCACATTGTATGTGATGGTATCTTTGATATCAACAATCCACGTAATTGATTTCTTTGAGTTATCAAACCCAAGATGGCTAGCCGTAACATTGGCGCTGGCCTTTGAGGTTGGTGCCGCAGCATCGTTAGCATCCATTATAGCCCTTAAGAAAATGAATAAGGGTATTGTATGGGCCTTATTTTTTATGTTAACGGCAATGCAGGCGATGGGTAATGCTTTTTTTGCTTATACCCATTTAACTAACTACCAGTCATGGATTGAATTATTTGGTTTAGTTGATAGTGACCCCATTGAACAAAAAAGAATATTGTCAATTGTTAGTGGGGCAATCTTACCATTAGTGGCTTTAGGTTTTATTAAATCATTGGTTGATTATATAAGACCAGATGACGAGACAACAACCGCAGTAAATGACCAAATAACCGATTCTGTAACACAAACACAAATAACTGATGCGGTTACACAATCAAATTTAAATGATGAGGCTAAAAAAGTTTGGGAAAAAGTTGATGAATTACGTAAAGAGGGTAAATTACCCGAAATTACTCAAGATGATTTAGAGGATGAACCAACAGCTTTAGCTTTCACACCATATGAAACTGGTGAAGATGTGGATGATGATCTGGATAATAATTTTGAAGAAGATTCTTTAATAGATATTCAAATTAACACAGAACCAGAAATTGTCGAAGAACCCGCTATTGAAGAAACCCCAACTGAAAACGATTTAGAAAACTATCCTGTTTACGATAAAACTGATGAAATTAAGAATAACGGAATAGAAAATATTATGGTTTTCACAAAAGATGGTGGTCAATAAGGAATATTACTTTGATAGTAATGAGAGCATACAGAAAAACAAAACCAAAAAGAAACAAATAATTCTTACACATACGTCATGTACCATTGGTGAGTACTTGGTAAAAATTAAAACACGGTACAACGGTAAATACAACCGATTGCCGTGTTTTTTTATTTCACAAAGCGGAGAAATTTACCAGCACTTTGATCCTAAATACTATAGCCTACTTATGTGGGAACAGCAAATAGAAAAAAATTCAATAACAATTTGTTTAGAAAATGTTGGTTGGTTAAGTAAAGACCTTGCTTTAGATAAATATTTTACCTGGAAAGGTTCTGAATATTTTGGTGATGTAGTTGATATACCTTGGAGAAATAAAAAACATTGGGCTACTTATTCCGATGAACAGTACACGAAACTTGCGGAATTAATAGACTATTTATGTATAGAATACGGCATAATAAAAGATTTTATAGGGAATAATATTGTTATAAATAAACCAAACTTACAAAAAGGGGTATTGAATAGGAGTAATTACACAAAAAACAACTATGATTTGTCACCAGCAGCCGATTTTAAGAAAATAAATGAATTAATAAATAAAGAATACAAACATGAACAATTACGATAAAAGCTACGATGATATTAAATCATTACTACACAAAGTAAGAACGGTTCAATTACAGGAATCGGCTAAAAAAACTAAATCATTATTAAATGAAAACGATGAAATGGTTAGAACAGAACCTGTTGAGGTTGAATCAAAGGATGGTGAGGAATTAACATTTGACAATATTAATACCGTTGGTTATTTAAGTAAAGCTGATGATATTCAGTTATCTGATGAAAGTAAAACTGAGTTTACAAAAGCTATTGGTGATTTTATTGGTGCCACTGGTTTGATGTTACCGTACGTTAATATCAGGTTAGAGAATGGTCGTGTAATATTAACAGCTGATGTCATTAAAAATCCTACTTTGGATGGTGTTAAAGAGATTGTGGTTGATACTGATGAAGAGGACCCTAAGATTAATTTAATTGGTGGAACCTTGATTTTAAACCAAGATTTGTTAAATTTATTAAACACAATTGGTAGATCATATAACGACCCACAAATCGGAAGAAATAATTTGATTAAGATCACACAAAACAAGCAATCACAAAACCCTTTACAATAATGAAAAAAAATATACTTTTTTTAATCTTTTTTTTGGGTATTGGTTTTTTAATCTATACGAGTGTTTTTAATAAAAAAAACAACGTAATCGATACAAGCCACTATCAAAAAACAATTGATTCATTAAATATAAAAATCACAAAAAGTAATCTAAGAATAGATTCTTTAAACAAATCCGTTGAGAATAGAAATGCTAAAATCGCAGCATTTAATGTTGAGTTGGCTGGTTTAAAAAATAAACTAAATAAGGAAAAAAAGGCACATGAACAAGATATTAATCGTATTAATGCTATGTCTAGCGGTGAGCTCTCCAGCTCTTTCGCAGACGAATTTAAGTGATTCAACCTGCTGCGTACCTTGTGCGGCAATAAGAAACGCATTGATCCTCAAAAAGGACCATAAGTTATTAAAAGCTGAAATAGGTGTTACAAGGGATAGTCTTAATTTAATAACCAAACAGTCGGTTGAAAAAGATAGTATCATCATTGACCAAAAACATATTATAACGGAAAAAGATACTATAATAACCACTAAAGATAAGGTCATTCAAACAAAAGACGAACATATTTCAGATTTAAATCATAATATAAAAGGTTATAAAAGACAAAGAAATATTTCCTATATAACTAGCGGTGGAGTTTTTATACTAACATTACTACTTTTATTGTAACATTTACGATTTAAAGACTATTTATATTAATAAAAAGCACCATGAAAGTTAAAATAACTGATAGCCAATTAAATCAATATTTGAAAGAATGTTTGTTTGAAATGGATGACAAAACACCAATTAATGAAGCACTTAGCCCAACGGATAAGAGTGATATTAAAGTTTTGATTAAGAATGAAATAAAAGATTTCTTAAACATAACACGTGGTTCTCAGTTTGAAACAAAGGTAAAGGATATTGTAAAAGATACTTTTAAAGGTAACAAAGATTTTGAAAATAAAGTGGTTGAAATAACAAGAAACGTGTTGGTTCAATTATATAAACAGTTATGGACCAGAAGAAGTTTCTGGGTAAATGACCTTAGAAATTCACCCAATTAATGAAAAAAGAGGATTTTTTAAAAAGTTTATTAAATGAAGAAGGTGAGGCAACATCAACAGCCTCTGTCTTAGGTGACCCAGGTAGCCCAAACTACGGTGGGTTTATTGGTCCTTTGGGTAGGATATCAAAAAAGAAATTAAACAGTAGACTTTTTCAAACATGGAAAGATTCTAGTGTTAAAAACGGTGTTGGTGTGGGTAGAATAGCTATACCACCACAAGGTTATGTTAAGGAACACATATATAGTACTGAAGGTGCTTTGGTTACCGAAGGTGATTTATTAGATTGGTTTGGTGGTGATTTAAAACAAAAACCAGCTTACAATGGTGGTCAGCTAGTTGCTATTGAACCTAAATGTCTTGCATTCCCATATTGCTCACAAGGCGCTATTGATAAACCAATCAAACTTATTGGTAAATCAAAAGAAGAAATGTGTGAGGGTTGTTATGGGTATTGCTCTCATATCGCTGAAGAAACTGGTAAGTCACCAGAATTTGTTGCAAAATTAATCAGAGAAAAATATTTAGCGGAAACAATTGATATGGTTAAAATGGAAAATATCAATGAATCCGTTATTGAACAATTAAACGAATCCATCGAATTATTGGATGAAAATTATACAGAAGAAAATAAAAACTTAGAAAATACAAATACTATGGAAAACATACAATTAACGCCCGAATTCGCATCAAAATGCATGAGCGGTATTATGGAAAATAAACAACTTTCAGGCTGCATGTACGAAACTTTGGTTCAAGAAGGTTTTTTACCTGAAACACTAAATGAAGGTGAGACATATGAAGGTTACTGTAAAACAATGATGGAAGATGCTGAAATTTGCATGGAGATGGTAAAATCTTGCATGATGAATGAAGGTTCTTCTTGTGCCAACGAAATTGCTAATTATATCTCAGAATCTTATCACAATAAAGGATCTATGGCCTCTGAACAACCAATGTACGAAGATGCTTATTACGCTGGTGTGGATCCAGAAGAAGGTGGTATATATTTAGAAGAAGAAGGTGAAATGGTAGATGAAGCTGAGGGTATTAACCCAGCTATCCACGACCAATTAGAATATTGCATTAAACAGGGTCATACTTATGATCAAGCCAAAGAACATGTTGATAAAGCTGTTAAAGAAAAAAGTGAGGATGGAAAAGGGGGATGGGATCTTTCAATGGAAGATTATCTTGAAGCCAAAGAAAAATTTGGTAAAGATAAAAGAGATGGTGTTGAATTGGAAGAAGAAGGTTGGATGAATGAAATGGATTTAGGAGAAGGTTCTTTTGAAGTAGACCCAAGTTATAACTATTTTGCTGTTAATAAAGCTACTGGTCAAATTTTTAATGGATGGGAATATAGCGCAGAAACCGATAAACAATCTATAAAAGATTATTGTGTGATGGATATTAAAGATAATGATTGGGCACCAAAAGACTTTAATTTGGTGACAGCTAGTTATTTAAAGAAAAAAGGTGTTGATCCATATGATTCAAATAATTGGGCAAAAAATGATGGTATTTCTAAATATATGGATAATTTACATGGTACTAATTTTGCTAAATATGGTGGATCAAACCCAGATTATATGAGCCCAGAAGATAGAGCTAAATATGAAATTAATGAATTAGAAGAAGGTAGTGAAGACAGTAGCAGATACATGTTCTTCTCTAATTTGGAACAAATCAAAAGACAAGCCGATGTTTTAATGAAATTTGACCACGGTAAGATTGAAGCTATTTTAAATAGCGGACATGATTGGGCTGCTGATCATATGGCTGTTACAAAAGAAAATTTGAGCCATGTGTTTGATTTCTTGATGAATGAGATAGAAGGTGAAGGTGCACCAGAAGGTGATATGACACCAGCTCCAATGGACATGACACCAGTTGGACCAATGGGTATTGAAGGACCAGAAGATAAACTTATGGAATATAGTGAAGAAGATGATATGGAAGACGATAATGTATCTGTTAGTGATCAATATGAAAGAGAAATGAAATATTTCACAAATTTCATGAACGCTATTGAAAAATCTATGGGTACGGTGGCTAAAGCTTTAAGTTCAGATAAAATTAAACTTGAATTTAATAAGTATTTTAGTGAACGTGCCTCAAGCAGAGACGCTAACGCTAATAATTTTATTAAATTTATACAAAAAACCCCTGAGGAAAGTTATTTAGAGTATTGCGACAGATTATTCGAAAGAGGGCCTAACGTAAATAAAGATGAGGTTAATCCAAATTATAGTATATTAAATTTATTAGTATCCCCAACTAAAAGAGGTTTCTTAGATAAGACTGGTTTAATGATGGATGATAATTTAACAGACGCTTTGGATACAGTTGCTGACTCACAACCTATAGTTATGAAAAAAGCTGAGTTTATCAAATCTTACACTGAAAAACAAGACAGTAAATACAAAGACACTGAAGATGATGATTTTTCTGACGAAGAGCCATCAACGGATGCTTTGAAAAAGATCGAAAAAAGTGGCTTAAAAAATATCGAAAAAATGGGTAATTTTGACGTTGACAGTGGTGATGATATAGATTTCTTAGGGGAAGCTGAGTTGGCTAAATTTGTTGACAAAAAAGGTAAAAATGTTGATTCTGAAAACAAAAAATCTTCTGAAAAAGAAAATAAAGAAGCTATGAAAGACGCTGAGGAAACACAAGAAACAACTGAAGAAAAAATTGACAATCTTAAAAACCAAAAATACGAAAACAATAGTTTCGAAGATGAAGCTGCTTTAAGACAACACGGAAGAAATAATATGTTAGACCTTGATTATACTAATGACGCTTCTGAGGCTTTTAAAAATAGAGTTGAAAAAGAAACAGATGGGTTAGCACCAAAAGATCATGCTAATGTTGACCATGAGTCAAAAGGTGGTAAAAAATTAAAAGATGCTGTGAAAGCAAGAAGACCTGAAAGAGATATGGATTACGGTTCAAAAGGACTTAACATTGATAAAGATTTTTCTTATGAAAAAAGTGATGCTTTGAAAGAAGATGTTGTTTCATTGGAAATACAAAAAATGATGAAAATGGTTTCTTATGATCAAAACGTAATTTTTGAAGAGAAAAAAGCTAAACAAAGTAATGAAAACGATGTTTTCTGGAAAAGCGTTAGCAAGAAAAAATTATTGTAAGTCATTTAGTTTACATTTTTTTTTTAAAATTTATATTTATAAGGGCTTCATCAACATGAGGCCCTTATTTATTATAAGGGATGAGTAGGGGACACATACATAAGTTTTTAGAATACTTTTCAAAACCATTAAGTTTTGAACAGTTAACCTATTTAAACACAATAAATAATATCACAACTGAAAAGGTTGAATTATTTAGAGACTTCTCCATTTCATTAACATACATAATCGAAGATACTTATCTTGGTGATGATGTTATTCTTTACCAAGACGACCAAGTAAATCATTTTAACTGGTGTTGGAAAAAAAACATAGACAACTTCAAAAAGGAAAATATCTTATTCCAGGAAAGGGGTGAGCATTATTACTATTTTTTAGCCTATTTTATGGACATCTATTATGGTAATAGCACTAAAACAAAAGGTTTATTTGCTAAGATCATTAATTTTTGGGATGACGTTATGTCAATTGAAATAACCAAAACAAAATCTGAACACGATCTTTTTTTTGAGGTATATAAAACACTTGATAAGTATTTTTTAAACAATTATTGATAATATCAGTTTTTATACCTATTTTTATAAAAAAATAAAATCATGGACATACTACTTGGACTAATCAATAAGGTGCTTTTAGCAGGCCTTATATTATCTATTTTGGTGATATTAAGACATATATTCCTATTCTACCGTAATATTGTTGATATTGAACCTAAAAAATACACATTGACACAAAAAGAGCTAATCTATCTCGGATTATCTGTCTCTTACATAATAACATGTATTATAAACGGAATTAACATATGAAATTAGACGAAATGTTTAAAAAATATCCTGATAACCTTATTGGTTTTAGGATTAACGCTGATGTTAGGGTTATTGATTTTTGGTTGGACCCAACCTGGTCAATACTTGAAGATCATGTGCCAGAAGAAATTAAATTAAAAAAACAAAAAGTTTCCGAGGATACTGGGTTTATCTACTATATCATGTTCAGTGATTTATTCGCATTTGAAGAGATGTATACCATCTTTAGTAGGATAATTGAGTATAATCTCGACCTACAAAAGAAACAGGATTTGTTCAGTGAAAAAATGACGGAACTAAAAGGGTTATTTGGTAAGTTAAGTTATGATGAACTTAAACAACTTTCTTTTGACACACCATTATCTATAATGGGTGGTGGTAAAAAAAGATCTAAGAAAGTTGAGGAACCCATCACTGAGGAACCTGAATTAAACACCGAAAATAATGAGGTTGAAGCTGATATAGCTAAAACTGAAGAATAAAATGAATTGGATAACCCTCGTATACTTTATTTTCATATCCTATGGTCTAACATCAATTGTTGTGCAAAGCAAGTTATTTAAACCATTTAGAGAAACCATAAAAGCCAAATCGGTTTTTTTGGGTTCTTTATTAAGTTGTATGATGTGTTTTGGTTTTTGGGTTGGTTTATTTGTTGTACCAGTTTTAGGGTTTTCACCAACAGTTATTCTTTTCGGTAAAATAAATTTAAGTTTGTTGGATAAGATTCTTTTTACTATCTTTGATGCGGCATTTATATCAGGGGTTGTTTATTACATAAACATTATTGAATTATACATTGAATCAAAATTACCAGATGAACAGTGATATTATTGGCGTATACAACATGTATCTTGAGGATTACCCAATTACAACACCAATGGCTGTTGGTTGGACAACCAAAGAAACGCAAGAGAAGCGATTTAAGGCCTTATTTGACATTGGGGTAGAAGATAACTCATCTTTGCTTGATTATGGCTGTGGATTGGGTCATTTAAACGATTATATGGCTAATAACAACCATAACAGTATAGATTACACAGGAATTGATATTAACCACAAGTATATTATCTACGCAAATCAATTATACCCAACAAATAAATTCATATGTTCTGACATAGGTGATGTTGAAGGTAACTTTGATTATATAATAGGGTCAGGTGTTTTTACCTGGTTTGTTGAGATGAATGAGGTTATTGAGAAAATTGAGTTGGCTTATAAAATGTGTAATAAAGGTGTGGCCTTTAATTTTTTAGATGAGAGGTCTGGTTTATCACCTTTAAATTTATATAACCCAGAAGACATGGTTAGTCGATTATCGCATATCGCAAAACCAGAATTGATACAAGGTTATTTGGAAAATGAAGATTTTACTATTTATATAAAAAAATAATATGGAAGACGATAGACTTTACAGGACATTTGAAAAAGAGATAAATAAAGATAATTTTGATATTGAAAAAGCTAAAAAAGCTTATGCTGACGCAGTAAAAAAAGGTTTAGGTAAAGAAATTAATAATTTTGACAATTACATTAAAAAAGAACCATCCAGATGGGCAAAATTTAAAAATTTTGTATCAAAAGTATTTAGATATATATGAAATTAGAGCAGATAAATAATATCGCAACAACGATCTCAAATACTGGTGAAAACAAAAATACCGAAATTTATGTTAAATTAAATGAAGGTAGACACGAGGTATTACAACAAGAGGTTTTTAGGTTTATAAATAAGACAATACATGGGTATGTCTCTAAAAAAACCTTTGAGATCATAATAAACGATGTTAGGTTTATTTTTAAAAGAGTTTAATTACCTTGTTGATGTTCTAGCCATCCATTCTCTTGAAATCCCATAATTAGCTTCTAAGGCATCATAAACCCTTCTTACAGTATCAATTGTTGGGTCATTAAAAAATATAAAGTTTGTTAAACCATTTGTTTGTGTAAAAACTTTAATGGTTTCATTCAATCTTAACGAGTCTTCTTGATTTTTAAGTACAAACACATCAAGCCTCTCATTTTCAAAATATTCAATAACAAGTTTATTATTGAAAGATAGGATAACTCTTGTGTTACCACTATTCACCAGGAAATTCTTAACTAAAGATTTAAACGTGTGCTTTTGATCAGTGTTCTTATGTTTAAACACTTCTTCGATGGGGTATGGGTTAATTTTCTTTATAACAAAATCACCCTTAGGTTTAACTTTAACGAGTGCACCCATATCATTCCTAAAATGACTTATTGAGGTACCTGTCTTTGGGCCTATCAAAACTAATTCATAATCAGTTTCTTTACCCAACCAATCGTATTCTTTTGGAAAAAAACATACATTGGCACCCAGTATTTGGTTATATATCTTAACGGATTCATTATACGTGGTGATCTGATCGATAACTTTAACACGTTTACCGTTATTATATAATAATATTTTATATGGTTTAGACACCCTATAAATATAGGGGGAATAGGATTAAAATAAACAAAAAAGCCCTCGGTTAAGAGGGCCCAAAGTTTTTAGTGAACAATTCCAAATTCTTTGATTAACTCAAAGATTAGTTTTTGTGTTTTTTCGTAATGTGCGTAGATCCTACCTTTGATGTTATCATCATCCTCTTTAGCAGCAATTTTGCTTAAAACGGATTTCGCTTCTTCTAGTTTATCTAAATAACCTAATAATTCTGAAGCACCTTTCATATCAGTAACTTTAATGGTGTCATCTCCATCCATTTCAGTGTCTGAATCTATACCACCTTCTAAATCTTCTTGTGAAGGATATTCAATTTTTTTATCTTCATCATCACCTAGGTGTTTACTCAACATATCTTCAATACCCTCATTAACAGGATTTTTCAATTTTTGAGCCTCTACTTCCGCAAGCATTTTTATTTGTCTTTCTGTGAATCTTACTTTTTTTGTCATAATCTGATGTATTTATTAGTGAAGTCGTTTTATTATCTCCAGTTAATAATAAATAGTCTAAAAAAGGAAAAAAGATGAAAGACTTCACAATTAAATTAACGCAAATGAACAGTTTGTTTATTTGCAAGTACAGCTTGAGTGATTATGTAAATCACGAATTTAAAATTTACTACATCTCACCAGATGGTAATCATGAATACATGTCCGTAAATCAGATACAAGACGCTGATCACCAGCACAAGTGTTCGATAGGAAGCCTTTACTTAAATTCAAAAACAAAAACCATGTTTGAGGATACACACACCGAAACATTTATTATTAACAGAAAGAACTACAAAGATTTCATAAGGTACTTTAACATACTAAAAAGTTGGTCAAAGGGTTATATTGACGATATTGAAAAAATTTATGGTAAAAATTTGGTTATTTAAGGAATAGTCCTTAATATTGTACAATGAAAGAAATAACAGAATACGTAAAACATATTATGTATGTTTTGGACTCAGAAAACTTTTTTAAAAAAGCTGGTTTGTTTATGGACCGAAAAATTTTAAAAAAGTTCATAACTGAAACCGTAACAGAAAATTACGAAGAAACTGGTTCTTGCATTTTAATGGAAGGGCAGTTAGAGTATTTAATTGATAAAACCAATAAGTATATCATATCCGAGACTTTTGAAGATTTATTGAAAGATGATCTGATTCAAGTTAAAGGCGTGGATGAAAACGGTGAATTTTTGTACGGCCCAAAAGAAATTTAAAAAAAACTTTTAAAAAAATTTGGTTTTTCACAACTCTATTACTATATTTGTAACAGATTTAAAATAATAAACAATATGACACGTTTCGTTGACGCTTTAAGAACAGAAAATACCACCACAGAAAATGGTATGGTTACTAATTCATCATCTTTGAATGCATGTGTTGACTTATTCTTTGTAATAGGTGCAATGCGTGGTCAAGATGTCGGCAGGTTAATTGCTAAATATAGCAAAGCCTTTAACGAAAACCCTGTAACCGCTTTAAGAATTCTTTTTTGGGCTAGAGATGCACGCTCTGGTGCTGGTGAAAGAAAAGTATTTAGAGATATCCTTAAATATCTTGCTGAGAATCATTCTGAGTCTTTGGCTAAGAATATTCAGTATATCCCTGAGTTTGGTCGTTGGGATGACATGTTGTCATTATTTGGTACTCCTTTGGAAGGACAAGCTAAGGGATTGATTGAGGTTGCTTTAAACAACAACGATGGTCTTTGTGCTAAATGGATGCCAAGAAAGGGTAAGCAAGCAATTGCTTTGGAAAGACATCTTGGTTTATCCCCAAAAGAATACCGTAAATCATTGGTAGAAAAAACCAAAGTTGTTGAGCAGTTGATGTGTGCTGGTCAGTGGTCACAAATCACTTACAACCACGTACCATCTTTGGCTATGTCAAGATACACTAAAGCGTTTGTTAAAAACGATAGCGTTAGATTTGATGAGTTCAAAAACACCGCAAAAACAATTAAGGCTGGTGCTTTGTACCCATATGATGTGTTAAAGTCGTTGAGATACGGTGGTGACAAAGTTGTTGGAACTAAACAATGGGAATCACTTCCAAACTATTTGACAAACACTGAAGAAAGAATTTTACCAGTGTGTGATGTATCGGGTTCGATGAGCACTCCAGCAGGTAACAACCAAAATCTTTCTTGTATGGATGTTTGTGTTTCTTTGGGGTTATATATCTCTGAAAGAAACGTGGGTAAATTTAAAGATGCTTTCATTACGTTCTCATCAAACCCACAGTTGCAATACTTAAACGGTAGTATTGTTGACAGAATGCTACAATTGGAAAGAGCTGAGTGGGGTATGAGTACAGATCTTGAAGCTACTTTCAAAATGATTTTGGATCAAGCTACTAAACATTCTCTTCCACAAGAAGAAATGCCAACAACTATCTTGATTATGTCAGATATGGAATTCAATCAAGCTGTTCGTTCTAATGAAACGGCTATCAAAATGATTGAAAATAAATACAGCGAAGCTGGATACACAATCCCAAAAATTGTGTTCTGGAACATTCAAAGCAGACATGATAACGTACCAGTTAGCTTCGGTAAAAACGGTACTGCACTGGTAAGCGGATTCTCTCCAGCGATCTTAAAGTCGCTTTTAGCAGGGGACGACTTCACACCAGTTGCTATCATGAACAAAACAGTGAATAGCGAACGTTATGCTTGCATAACAGCTTAAAAATATTGAACGGTGGGAATACTTTCGGCAAGTTTTACAAATATACAACTAAGCCAGAAAAAACCCCACCACAAGGTGTAGAGTGGGTACTAAACCGTAGGTCGAGAGACGCTGCGTAAATGTAAAACACCATGTTACAGGGACATTAAAACCTGGGACCTGATTCCGATACCGTTCATGACTTTAAAAGGTGAGATTTTTCTCACCTTTTTTTGTTTGTTAAGTTTTTTTGTTTATCTTTGCCTAAATCAAAATAATAATATGGTTAATACAATTCATAGATCAATAGTAGAAAAACTTCAAGTTGAGGTACCTGATACCTTAGGTAGTGATGAAATTTTTGGGGTGTCATCCAAACTAGTAGAAACCAATGAAGAACATTTTAAGGAGTCTTTGAAAAATAACACCCCTTGTTATGTACATAGAGAAACATTTGTTGTTGAACATGACACTGAAAAAAATAAAATTATTTTTAAAAAATATTTTGTTAGAAAAACTTCTGTTGAAATTAAGAAATTAAAAACCTTAAGACTCAAAACGTATAAGAGCTACGCTAGTTTGGCGATTGACATGGCAACAGGTGAATTTTCTGTGTATAAAATAGAAAGTGGGACAAGAAAAAGAAAACCAAAACCAATTATTAGACAAACTGTTTTTACGACTCAAGTACTGTCAATTATTGAGGGGATTTTTGATCTTAATTTAATAGATAAAAATGCTATCTACGAGGGTATTAATAAATCTTTAAGTGTTTTAGGTTATAACGAAAAGATAAATGAAATTATTACTGAAGGTTACCTAAAAAAAGTTTTTCGTGATGATAGCAAGAGATTAAAAATAAGTGATTATTTTAGTGTTTTTATAATGCTTAATTACTTTAGAAAACTTAACCTAATCTTACCAGAAGCTTGTAGTGTTTTAGAATACGCAAGAAATTTTAGGGATGATAAGAAGGATTATAGGGGTAAAACCATGTATGCTTATTACGCTAAATATTTTGATACCGATGAAGAATTTGTTGCTAACTTAATTGGTTATAAGGAACTACTAAACACC